TTTTAATAAGCTGTACAACTTTAGAACTTGATCTTTATCCATCAAAGTTGAATAAAGGTACAACACAAGAAAGAAGAGAAGTCTTTGTAACTAAATACGGTGACAATTTTGGTAGAAAAATTGCTAGATATGAGATATGTAAAGGAATGACCAAACAGATGGTCGTCGAATCATGAGGCAGACCTTATAGTATTAGTTTTAAAAAACGTAAAGACCGTGATTCAGAATTTGAAATTTGAGTATATAAAGATCGTAGAACAGATTTAATATTTAATTGTGACAAACATATTCTAGAAGCAATACATAAATGAAAGAAATAAAAATTTATAGGAGACAATAAATGGAAAATTGAGAAAAAATTAGAAATGAACTACTTTCTACAGGTGGTTTACTTATTACAAACAGACAATGCGGTAAAACTTTAGCATTAATGCATATATTGCGCGAAAATAAAAACGCTGTTCTTTTAACTTTTAATTCAAGAATGGTAGAAAATATAATAAATAAATACATACGCCGCTTCGATCTAAAAATAGTTAATGAAGTTAAAGACATAAAGGCTAGAGTTTTTAGTAGTTCCATGACTCAAATACCTAAAATAAAGAATCCGAAAGAGAATTTATATATAGACGAATATTTCTTTCATAAAGTATTATATAAAGACTTTGCTGGAGCTGTAAGTAGTATGAGTTTTCCAGTCAGAATTATGAAATTTAATACATTTGAAACAGATGTGTCGAGAGAAACCATGAGGGGTGTTTTAGGGGAGGATTCCTGAGAAAAAGAATATGGATTATATTTGCCAACAACAGATGAATATTTAGTACAGATAATGGGTGAATATTGTACAAAGTTAAATATAGATTCTAACCAGTCTCGAGAAGAGATCGAAAGAACTATTTTATATAATAATTTCGTAATGAAAGAAGTAGGTGATCGAGAAGTTAAAAAAATAGTAATAGTTCCTAGAAAATTAATTAGTATTATAACAGCGGAGAAATAATGGATAAAATTAAAGTTAAAGTATTAAAGTGCCCTATTTGTGGTGAAAAAAAATGCTATGAAGATACTCATGTTGAAGAAAATGGAAATATTGAATTATCAGAATGATTATGTTATGGTTGCGGATACACATCTACTTCTAAATATGTTACTGATTCTGATGAATATGAAGAAATGATGCCTAAAGTTATAGTTAATCTAAAGATACTCGATCCTAGTAGAAATATATTTTGATATCCTAGTATTTTACAAACAACAAAAGGGTATGTATTTCCAGAATTAAGTGCAGAAGATTGACATTGATTCAGTGCCCCAATTGTTGAAATAGAAGAAAAAGATATGGATAAGCTTCCGCCTGGTTCAGATGGTAAAATTGGTGACTTAGTAATAGCATTATGATTAGGTAAACAATTCGGTAAGTATAAGTTTTACGAAGCTTGTGAGAGTTTAGGATTGATGATAGATAGACACGAAAACATAGAGGAAGAAGATGAAACAAGTAATGCAACCTAAAATGCTTGTTGAAAGAAAAACTAGATCAACAACCGAACAACATCAAAGTACTCAGAAAAAATCAGATTATTCTGAACAACACAAAAGAAATATTTTGAAAGAAACTAGAGCGACCCCAACAACTATACAACCTGGACATATAATTAGATTTAATTATAGAGGTGTAAAAAATTCTAAAAATGTTCATGAGCCGAGACCATTGATATTAGTACTCAATCCCAGGTATAAAGGTTATATGCATGGAATCGCTTTACGAGTATTATCACCTAGAAATATTAAGCAATTAGCAAATCTGGTAAGAGATACTATAGCTGATAAAGCAGCTAGATTTCTAAAGTTACGACTACCTAGATTAAAAGCAAAAATAAACGATCCCTATAAATTTTATCACTCCACTCTAAAGAAGTTTATAGATAGAAGTGTCAAAGAAAATCCGTACCGTACCTATATAACAACCGGTGTTAGTAGTTTAAGAATAGTAGATTATAAATTCGAGAGCATGGATAAAAAGTCCCAACGAGAAGTAATAAGAAAAGAAGTGGCTGACAGGAGTCAGATCAAACAAACAGCTAGAGAAAAAATATTAGCCAGAAGAGAAAAAAGAAAATTAATACAAGCTGAAAGAAGGGCAACAATAGATGTTGCTAAAAACATTAAAGAATCAAATAAAACCAAGAGAGCAGCCAGACGTAAAAAAGTTCTGGACTTAATGGATAGGAAAAAAAAATAATGGATAATATAGTAGAAACTTTATTTTTTGGATCTAAATCTGATATTGCTAATGGAATCAAAAAAAAATATCAGAACAAACTAGTAGCAATAGACGAAATATTAATAGATAGTAGTTATATTAATCTGTTTTATTCGTTTACAGATATTTCTGGAGAGATTTGAGATAGAGGAATATCGTATGAAAGATAAAAATATTTCTAAAGTTAAGAAACAGATGGAGGAGGACAATTTTCCAACTTCAGGAACGTTTATTACTAAACCTAAAATTATTAGAGCCGAGAGAGTTTCAGTTGATGAAGAAACTACAATAGATAAAAATGGAGAAGAACATATAGGTGTCTACGGTGACTGGAATTGTATAGATGGGGAAGGTAATCAATTTTACTTAGATAAGAGGAGATTCAGATCTCAATACACCCCATTCGACGAGAATTCCTTTAAGATGATTGAACGAGAAGGCTACAAAGTTTTATTAAAGTTAAACGATATATTACATTGTGATGATAGAGAGTAGTTGATGGTAGACATTTCGTATGCAATATTAGTTAAAGATGAAATAGAAGAAGTCGAAAAATTAATATCTATTCTATCTGACAATAAAGAAGAGAATGATGAGATAGTAATAGTTCATGATATTTCAACTGATGGTATAGATTCGTCCAAAATACATTCTAAATTAAAAGAATTAGTACATACTAAACAAATTAAATTATACAATCATGAACTAAATGATGATTTTGCTGCTCAAAAAAACTATTTAAATAGTTTGTGTTCTAAACAATATATCTTTAATCTAGATGCTGATGAATATATCTTACCAATTCTGATACAAAATATTAAACTAATATTAGAAGAAAACGAAGAAATAGAAGCCTTTTGAATTCCTAGGATGAATTTAGTTCATAATATAACACAACCAGATATAGAAAAATGACAATGACATGTTAGTAAATCTGATTATTTTACTACAAGTTCTATATTGTCTCAGGAATCCCTCGAATATAAATTATTAGAAAAACACAATTTAATAATTAACCATGTTCAACAAGCTACTTATTATTATGTTCCTATAATAAATTGACCATTTGATCCACAGTTAAGACTATGTAAGAATAATGATAGTATAAAATGGATAAAACCTGTTCATGAGCAATTAACAGGATATAGTACAGTGAGTCGTTTACCTAATGAATACGAATATTCTATTATACACGAAAAAAATATTTCAAAACAGAGAGAACAAAATAAACATTATTCTAAGATACTCAAATATTGTGAGTATGATTATGATATAGAACACGTTAAATTAGGTAGAAAAACTGCTTTCGATTATGCTCATTGGAAGCATCCGAGTTGTCAAAAAAAGAAATTCAGTTTAGATGTTATAAATTGATTTAAGAATATAATTTCTGAAGGTGATTATGTATTAGATATTGGAGCATTTATTGGTGATACTCCCGTTATTTATGGTAGTATTACAGGAACAACCGGTAAAATAATTGCATTTGAACCTAATCCATATGCCTTCCAAATATTAAAAACAAATGCACTTATAAATAAGAAAATTATGAATATTAAACCAGTAAATCTTGGAATAACCGAAGATACTGGTCAAGTCGTTTTTTATTATTCTGATAATCATTTTTGCAATGGTGGATTCGCAGCTAAAACAGAACAAGGAATAGGAGTTACTGGACATTCAATTCCATTAACTGTTAATTGTACTAACTTAAAATCTTGAGTAGACGATAATTTAACCGAAGATGAGATAAATAAAATAACATTTATAAAAATAGATAGTGAGGGCTATGATAGATTTATTCTAGATTCTATGAAAGATCTATTAAAAAATATCAGACCTGTAATTGCTACAGAGATATATACTGGCCTTACAGAAAGAGAAATATTATTACAGTTAGAAGCTATAGATAATTTAGATTATTATGCGTTTCATATACCAGAATATTATAATAAGGATGTTAAAATTGATATATTTAATTTAAAAGATCCACTAACAAGTAAGGATACAAAATACCTCAAAACTAATATTATTTCTGGAGAAGATCTATTATGTATACCAAAAGAGAAATGAAACACCAAGGAGCGAGGAGAATTAAAAAATGAAAGAACTAAGTAAACAAAAGATATTCGATATAATAGATGAAAGCGAATTGTGTTTTGACTTTGCGCACGTTGACAATATTAAACCAAAGAAGAGAAAATACTTAAAAATAGTTGGATTAGCTTATTCAGATAAAAAAGTAACAGGAATAGATAAGAATTTTTTAAAGCGAAATTTAGAATTTAACTTCACTCGGTTCAAAAAGGTCTTTATTTACATGGATCAGATAATTGGACCATTGCCTAAACCAATCCTTGGAACATCACCGGTCGATAACAATTATCCTGGTGAGACAGTGAAATATCTGGATCCAGAGAACCTTTTAGAAGTTAAATATAAGCGAGAAGATATTATTTATTGGATAAGTACTAGTATCATTTATGATTATAAGAAATAAGGAGATAAAAAATGGACGTAAAAAAAATAATTAAAGAATGAATTAAAGAATTTAAGTCTAAACGAACTGATGGATATGTTCATAATGGAATTAGAAAGAAATTGTTAGAAATCAAAAAATTATTGGAAAATATAGATCTAGAGGAGGACTAATGGATTCCAAACCTAAAACAATATTTTGTGATATAGATGGTGTATTATTCAAACATTGAAATGAAGGATTGGATATACAGATATCCCGCCCATCTCTTATAATAAGAACACTTTCTAAATTAAATGAATGAGATGCAAAGGGCTATAATATAATTCTTACTACCGGTAGAAGGGAAAGTTCTAGAAAAGTGACCGAAGTTATACTCAAAAGACACGGTATATTTTATGATAAATTAATCATGGGTATCGGTGGTGGTGATAGAATATTAATAAACGATAGAAAACCAGACAGTAAAATAGACACAGCTTATGCAATAAACTTAGATAGAAATCAAGGTATCGAAAAGATAGATATATAGATGGAAACAATTTACAAACCCTGAGGAAAAGAAGTTTGGTTAGAGCTAAATGACAAATACTGTTATAAAAGAATTTATATAAATGCTGGACACAAAACAAGTTTTCAATATCATGAGAAAAAATTAGAAACTAATTACATAATTAGCGGAAAAGTAGAAGTCTGATTAGGAGATACACAAAATAAAATAGAAAAAACTATAATGGCCTCTGGAGAATTTTTTACTGTTCAACCTCTCCGTAAGCACAGAATTATCGCAATAACTGATACAGTTTTACAAGAAGTATCTACACCTGAAGTTGATGATGTTATTAGAATAGAAGACGAGACCAATAGAAAATCAGGAAGATTAGAATATGAACATATGAAGCCGGCCTTATGTATTTTAGCGGCTGGTGTAGGAAGTAGATTAGAATATTTTTCTGATCATATAAATAAAGGATTATTACCTTTAGATAATATGGCTATTCTATCCCATTTGATAAAAAAGGTTCCTGAAGATTATGATATTATTGTTGTATTAGGTTATTGTGGTAAAATGGTTAAAGAATATTGTGAAGCCGCCCACCCGAATCGATCATTTACTTTTGTTACTGTAGATAAATATATTGGAAAGGGAACAGGACCAGGATATTCGATAATGCAAGCAAAGGAACATTTACAGAGACCTTTTATTTGAACAGTATCAGACGCTATTATTACTGATGACTTGCCTAGAGCCGACCACGACTGACTTGGATTATATCCAACTAGTTTACCAGAATTATATTCTACTGCACATATTGAAGATGGAATTGTCAAGGATTTTAAAAATAAATCTAAAGATGGATATGAATATGCTTTCATCGGAACAGCTGGTGTATACAATTATAAAACATTCTGAAGTAATTTAGATATTAGTAATGGAGAGATTGTTACTGCATACTCTGATACAAAAAGTTACTTAGACTTAAAAGGTCATAATTTTGATTGGTATGACGTAGGGACAGTTGATAATTATTTTAGAGCAAAAAAAATATTTGAAAAGTCTACAAATTTTAATATTCCTAAGTTCAATGGAGAATTTTTATATAAAATTAATGATACCGTTATAAAATTATCTTCTAATCAAAAATTTATAAGCGGTAGAATAAGTAGAGCAAAAGATTTAAGAGACTTGGTTCCCGATCTCATTTATACCGGGAAATATTTATATTCATATAAATGAATTAAAGGCCAAACATTATATTATTGGGATGATCCTAATATATGAATGAAGTTTTTAGATTTCATGAAAGAAAATATGTGAAAAGAAACTCCGTATAATATTTATAATTCTTGCAAAAAGTTTTATTCTTATAAAACTCAGGCTAGATTAGGAACTTTTTTGAATGTTAGAGATACTTCTTTTTACATAGGAGATCATATAATTAACGGAGTAAAAACTGAAAATATTCATAAATTATTAAATTATATTAATTGAGAAGAACTCTACAATGGTATACCTACTAAATTATTTCATGGGGATCTACAATTTGATAATGTTCTTTATACTATCGACGAAAAATTTCATTTAATAGATTGAAGACAAGATTTTGCCAATGGTAATATTGGAGATGTTTACTACGATTTAGCTAAAATGTATGGTGGTATTCTAATGTCGTATAATACAATGAAAGATGATAAATGATTTACTTGTTTCGTTAATGAAGAAATAGTAAATTATGAGTATCTTCACGAACTTAATTTAGTAGAATTTAGACCCATATATGAGAAGTGAATTGTAGACAACGGATACGATCTAGGTAAAATAAAACTTATAACAGCATTGATATTTTTAAATATGGCTCCTTTACATAGTATAAAGTTTGGTAACTTGTTATTTTTTAAATCAAAATTAATGCTACAGGAATTGTATAATGCAAATAAATAAAGATACGAAATTATATGGCTCATTTTCAGAGAATCCAGGAAATAATGGTTGTGTATTTTTTAATGATGCCTTCGAAAAATATAATATAAATGCAATATATAGATCATTCTATTCAAATGATATTGAAGCATCTATGAAAGCTGCTCAAACTTTAGATTTCAAAGGATTCGCACTTAGTATGCCCTTTAAGATAAAAGCTATAGGATATGTTCATGGATTAGGTGGTGCAGCAGTATATATAGGTGCCATAAATACTATTATAAATAATATTGGACTTGTGGGTTACAATACAGATTGAATCGGAGCAAGAGAATATTTGGATACTAGAGATATCGTATTTTTATATATAATAGGAAATGGTGGTTTTAGTAAAGCTGTTCAATACGCATGTAAAGTGAAAGGTATCGATTATAAAATTATTACAAGATTAAATTGAGACCTACTAAAAAAACTCCGAGGGTCCACTATTTTTAATGCTACACCTATTGATATTACGGAATTAGATTCGTCAAATAATTTAATAGATGGGAGACCACATACAGAAACCGGTAAACAGATTGCATTATATCAAGCTAAAGCACAGTTCAAACTTTATACAGGGATAACTTATGAGTAAATTTTTTATAGGCCCGATGAGTAAGAATATAGTGGACTCTGTTATCGAATTCAATAGAATTCACGGTAATATATTTGGATTTATACCATCAAGAAGACAAATAGATTGAGATGGTGGATATGTTAACAATTGAACGACCGAAGAATTCTCAAAATATGTAAATAATAGAATTACTATAGAAAGAGATCACGGTGGGCCAAATCAAAGTTTACTCGAAGATGATGGATGACAATCATTTAATCGTGACTTATTATATTTCGACATAATTCATATAGATCCATGAAGAAAATATCCAGAATATAAAGATGGACTTAAAACGACTATAGAATTAATTAATCGTATATATTTTTTAAACGATAATATAAAATTTGAAGTTGGAACCGAAGAAAGTATTAGACCTTTTTCATCTTCAGAATTCTATAATTTATTGATGGATCTATTGAAAGGGTTGCCATTAGAGAGATTTAAAAATATAAAATATGCTGTAGTTCAATCTGGAGTTGGTTTAGACTTAGGAAAAAAAATAAATACTGGAAAATTTAACAGAAATAAATTATATGAGATGATAGAAGCTTGTAAAGGTTTTAGAGTTTTGAGTAAAGAACACAATGGTGATTATTTAACAAATAAAGAAATTAGAACTAGATTTAATATGGGTCTAGATGCAATTAATATAGCTCCAGAATTTGGACAAATAGAAACACAATGCTATCTTGATGAGATGGACGATATAGAAAATTTTTATAAAATATGTCTAGAGTCTGGAAGATGAAAAAAATGAGTTAAAGATGATTTTATACCTGAAGAAAACAAAGAAGAATTAATAAAAATTTGTGGACATTACGTATTTTCGGACCCAGAATTTTTAAAAATAAAACCGAATATTGATGATAAAATAAAACAGAAAATAAAACAGAAATTAGGGAGTCTACATGGAATCACTATATAGATTAGAAAGCTTATTACATACCCCATCAAATTTAGAACACTTACATACCTTTAAAAATGTACCAATTTCTATGGGTTGTACGACGAATGACGCCTCTGAAGATATTTTAGAAACACAAACATGAGAAATTTGTAAAGATACTGGAATAATTCAATTAAGAGAATTATTACCACTGAACTTAGTTTATAAATTTCCGCACAACGATGGAATAGGGAAAGTTTGGGAAAACCACGATATAAATTTTGTAAAATTTATTGATAGTTTTAATATCAATACTGTGTTAGAAATTGGAGCAGGTACAGGTAGATTAGGTAAATTATTTTTACTTAAAAATAATGATTATTACTGAACAGGTTTAGAACCTAATCACAATTATGAACAAATAAAAATGAAAAATTTTATACATATTAGAGAATGATTTGATGAAAATTATACTATTAAGGGTGATTATGATGCTATCATACATTCCCATGTATTTGAACATACTTATAATCCTGTTAATTTTTTAGAGACTATATATTCTCAAATTTCTGATGATTCACTACACGTATTTAGTTTTCCAAATTTGAAATATTTTTTAGAACATAAATATACAAATGCATTAAATTTTGAGCATACTGCATTTTTATCTGAAGATATTACAGACATATTACTGAAGCGTATAGGATTTAAAGTAATAAAGAAACAATATTACAGCGAGTTACCCTGTATATTTTATGCATGTAAAAAAGATAGACCAATCGATATAGAATACCCAAAACATCTATACATAGACAACAAAAAATTATTTATGAATTACATTAATTTTTATAGAGATGAAGTAAATAAATTAAACGATAATATAGAACAGTTTAATGGTGAATTATTTTTATTTGGCGGTCATATATTTTCTCAATTTTTGATATATAATGGATTGAACACCAATAAAATAAGTTGTATACTAGATAATAGTAAGGCCAAACAGGGCAAAAGATTATATGGTACTAATTTTATGGTTAGATCACCGGCTGTGCTTAAAAGATGTAAGAATGCTGCAGTAATATTAAAAGCTGCTTCGTATACTGAAGAGATAAAACAAGATATACTAGGAAATATTAATAATGATATTAAATTTTTTTAAGGAAGAATGTAATTGTGGATCTTTTTTGAAGAAAAATTCACACTTTAATGGAGTATAATGGATTATAAATTAAAACAAATTTTAGATCTAGTTAAAGAATATATTATAGAATCTAATTCAAAGAAAGAATGAATAGCAGGAGAAGATTGAATTCAATACTCCGGCGATACCTTCAATTCAGATGAGTATGCAGCCGCTGTAGAAAACTTACTAAACAAATGGTTTATCTTCGGCAAGTCTGCTAATAAATTTGAAGAGGAGTTTACAAAACAGATTGGTAAAAAATATGGTTGCTTTGTAAATTCTGGAAGTTCTGCTAATCTTCTAATGTTATCTGTTCTTAAATCGAGAAAAATATTCGATTTACCAATAGGTTCTAAATTTATTACACCTGTTGCTGGTTTTCCAACTACTATAAATCCTATTGTTCAAAATGGTTTTGAACCTGTATTTGTTGATGTTACTCTACCAGGATTGAATCTAGACCTAGATCAAGTTGAAGAAATATTACAGAAAGATGAAGATATTGTAGGACTTGTATTCGCCCATGTTTTAGGTAACCCCCCAGATATGGACAGGGTAATGAGTCTAGTAAAAAAATACGATTTAATATTCCTAGAAGATACTTGTGACGCTTTAGGTTCAACATACAAAGGTAAAAAACTAGGATCTTTCGGTACTATGTCAAGTGTCTCATTTTTTCCAGCTCATCATATGACGACCGGAGAAGGTGGATTCGTTGGAACTGATTCACTATTGATAAAAGAACTATTAGACAGTTTTAGGGATTGAGGTAAAGCTTGTAAGTGTAATCGATTAAAACCAGGAAATGTAACAAGTGGAACAGCATGCATAAATAGATTTCAAAAATGATTTAAAGGAATTGATATTGAATATGATCATCGTTATGTTTTTAATGAAATTGGATATAATCTTAAACCTTTAGAAATACAAGGAGCTATTGGATTAGAACAAATTAAAAAGCTTAAGAAATTAGATACAGCAAGAAAAGATAATTTTCAAAAACTATACGAAATATTTAGTAGATATGAGAAATATTTTTATTTGCCTGAAGCTACTAGAGACTCAGACCCTAGTTGATTCGCGTTTCTATTAACTATTAGAGAGGATGTACCTTTTACTAGACGAGAAATAGTTAAATATCTTGAAGATGCAAAAATACAAACAAGATCATATTTTTCTGGTAACATATTATATCACCCAGCATATAGAAATATAGCAAAAAAATATAAAAACATAGAAAATGAATTTCCTGTTGCACATTTAGTAACCACAAATTCATTTTTTCTGGGTACCTATATTGGAATAACTGATGAAAAAATAGAATACATTGAAAAAGTTGTTGATAATTTTATGAGAAAATATATCAATGAATTTGAATAGGGGAATTATATGATATTTCTTTGCAATGTTTTTATAACCGAGGAAATACCGGCTCGCGGGCCACAGCCTTACAAAAGAGACTTACTGAAGCCTAGCGATCGTTTAGACGTATTTAAATATAGTCTTGCTAGTTTATCAAAGGCTTATCCTTGGAAACAAGTTATAATATACTATGAACTAGATGACTATTATAAACCTAGAGAAAAGGAGTTTATCGAATTTGTTAATAAAGAATTTGATGGTATCGAACTAAATCTGAGAGATAGGAGAAATTATTATCAATCTGACTGAGAAGATACTTACAAAATATTGAAAGATGATATAATTTGATTTTACTGTAATCATGACCATATTTTTATGGATAGTAGTCAAGATTACTTAATAGATCTTGTAAGTACAATGAGGAATTATAGCGACAAATTGTGATCTCTCGGTTTCTCACATTGACCGGAATCGATGAGAACAGGACCTATAGGAGGTGGTAGTTCTCCAATGGATCCAACAACATTTAAAATTAATGAAAATCATGCAGAAATATATAATACATGTTATGACAGTATCCAAATAATAACAAAAAAATTGTACCACGAATGATGGTGTAAACAAAAAATACCACCAGATATTAAATTACCCAGACCGGATTATTTTGATTATTGTTTAAAACATTTTATAAAGGTACCTATCCACAAAATGATGTTACCCTATAAGGAATTATGTAGACACTTCGATGGATACGGGCATGTTCCTATGCACCTTGGTGGCCCTATAACTAACTTACAATGTCCATCACTCGAAATTCCACCTGGCTTTTTTGAAAATAAAATAAAAATAAGATATGGATACGAAACGAATAAAGAAGATTGAGTAAATATTAACCCCCTGAAGTCAAAATATAGAGCAGTCGACAGAGATGGTGCCGACTATAGGTTTACTCTAAAAGATATTCCACTATTCTGGAAAGACAAAATTGTAGAAATAGATAGCGAAAAAGGTTTAGATGACCTGGAGATGCTGACAAGAAAAATGTCTACTGTTTTAGAGATGGTTTACACTAACCCTATCTTTAATATTCCGGGGGGATTATACAAGAAAATAGTTGAATATCAAATGAAGAATCATCCGGAATTCTATGTAGAAGAAGATGACGACTAAAGTATGAAGGAGAATTAAATAATGAGTTTTAAAACGTATACAAACTTTATAGGCCTGGGTGATTTTTTTAAAGGTTTATGTGGCAATAGAAATCCTGGATTAGGAGATAGTTATTTTCACCAAAAGCCTATATCGTTATTTAACGACTATACGCCGACTGAAGAACAGTTAAGTTATAATCCTTACAATATATTGATGATAATGGAACCAAATGAATACTTTGGACTACATGATTATGCTATTCATCAACAACATAGATTCTCCGCTATTCTAACTTGGAGCAAAAAAGTATTAGACAATTGTAATAATGCTATGTTCTTTCCTTTCGGTATCAGCTGGTTGGATGATGAATTTATCGATAAGATGGACACAGCAAAGAAACAGTTTCAAGTATCTTTTTTGTGTGGCGGTAAGAAAAAATTAGAAGGTCATTTTATCAGACATGAATTACATGCTCGTAAAGATGAGATTAAAATACCGAAGAAGTGATATTACACTCTACCTGATTATGATTTTGCGAATGGTGAACATATAGTAACGGATATGTATGGCAAAAAAGTATGTTGGGAAGATAGTATGTTTTCCATTTGCATAGAAAATTCATCACACCACGGATATCATACAGAGAAAATTATTGATGCTTTTCTATCTAAGACGGTTCCAATTTATTGGGGTTGTAAAGACCTGGAGACTTTTTATGACATGGATGGTATCATATTGTGTAAGAACGTTCAGGAGTTCATAGACAAAACAAATGCACTAACAGAAAAGGATTATTATTCTAGAAAGGTTGCAATAGATCACAATTACAAAATAGCTAAGATTACAGCCGATCTGTTTGGTAGAGTGAAAAACACCCTAAAAGAAATAATTGAACTTAACGAGATTGAAGATGATATATATTGTTCACAAGAATTAGAAGACAAATGGATAGTTGAGAATATCGAACTACCAGAAAATGGTGTCTTCTTAGATCTAGGTGGGTGTTATCCTATTCTTATCAGTAATACGTATTATTTTGAAAAACATATGGGTTGGGGTGGTTTAATAGTTGAACCGGACCCAATATATTTTAAATTGTTAGAAGAAGGTAGAACTTGTAAGTTGGAGAATGTTGCTGTATCAAACATTGCAGACTCGGTATGGTACAAGCCTATGAGTAATGTACTCAAAGAAAAAGAAGAAGATAGCATAAAGGTTGAAACTGCCAGAGTAGATGATCTGTTAGAAAAACATAATATTGGTGAAATAGATCTAGTATCTATTGATTTAGAAGAACACGAAAAAGAAGCATGAAGTACCTTTGATGTAGAAAAATATAAACCAAAGATAATCATAGCTGAACATACTTCTTTTGGTAGATATGATTACTCTTTTATTGGAACAATATTAGAAAATAAGAATTACAAGATAGTTCATAAAACAGCTTTAAACTTTATTATCGTGCGAGAAGGAGTAAAAACTTTATGAAAAAAACAATAGCAGTAGTTACCAACTTTCACAAAAGATATTATGCTCTCGGCAAGTGTGCCATTGATAGTTTTAAAAAATGACACCCCGACATTGATACATTTGTTGTCGATGATGAAACCATAGGATCCTTCGATGAGGAAGAACTAGTAAAAAAGATACATTCTACTGATGGCGTACTAAACACCGAGGGCCCCTCGAATTATGCCCGTGCCTATCACATTACAAAAAATGGTGGATACGAAAAAGTTATAATCCTCGGTGGTGATACGATTACTTGTTCTAGACTGGATGAATTTTTAAATAATGATAAAGATGATGTACTGGCAACACTTAATTATCCAGTAAGAGAAAGAGTAGGTGATATTGAGACCGCTATATGAGAATGAGAGGAAGAGGATGAAAACGGTAATACACGAACCCTTTATGATCACGCTAACTTGAATGCGGACGTTGTTTGTTTTAATAACTTGGATGCATTAAGACGGGTTATCGAAATAGCAATCGAAAGAAAATATGGTTGAGGCGAGCAAGGTGGATTAAATGAGTTATTCTATCAACAAAAATTCTCATTTGATGTTGTTGATGGTCCTTATAGATTGTCTGATGTTGTTTATAATGCAAGGTCTAAGGGAACTATTGGGACAAATATGTTTTATTCAGATTGTCCAACCACTAGATTTTATAGCAAAAACAATAAGTTATACACAGAAGACGGGCACCAAATTAAGGTCTGACATTACATAGAGGGACTTCAAGGTAGGCCAGATTTTGAGGATGTTCTTAATACCTTTATATTTAATGTTTTTAATGAAGATACAAAAAGATTCTTTTCTGAGCAGTGTAATTGTGGTAATTTTTTTAAACATAAATATGATATGCATGAAGAGGGAAAATTTTAATGAAATTTTTTATATATTCACATATTATGCCATGAGAAATTGACGAACTATATAAATTAGTTATGAAGTTAAAAAAGTCAAGTTATTATTTTGATGTTGATGATGAAATAATATTTCATTTTTGTATGAATCTAACAGAATTTGTAATTGATTGAAAAAATTCTAAATTATCAAAGGAATTTTTTATTACAAAATTTAATTTGATATTAGAAATATTATCAGATAATTATACAGTAGAGGCCGAAATATATGAAGGTGATGAGTTATGTGGCCATTTAGATAGTGAAAAGAAAATATTCTCAAGATGAAATGAATATGATGGAATATTATCAATAACTCCAGATATTCATTTTCATGAAACCTTAGTATCAACAATGTTTGAGATATTCAAAAAAATTAATAATAAGTATTTTGCTATAACGCCCCAAATTCCGAAATTATGAGATTGAACTTGAGACCATGTTGCAAATAAACATTGTATGAATTTTGACTATAAAGATTGAAAAAAGTTTGATATGTATGATGCTGAGTGAGTTGTTGAAACTAATTTGGATAATTTTTCTTTATATACTGTTGACCAGTACAAATGGGCTAGTTGATTTGATCTAAAAAATTCAAATACTGTAAAAGATTTTTCTATACCAGACGATTGAATTGGTTATGGACAATACGATACATATTTAATGAGTATTTTGCAAACTTGAAAGCGAATGAATAAAAATTTTGATTTTAAGCAATACGTAATTGAAAATCAAGTTATTGCAAAAAATAGAGATCATAACTTTAAAGATTTTTATAAAAATAGATTATCTATAAAAGATATTAAAGTAGACCTAAGAAGGTATTATGAAAATAATTTTGAAAAGTATGTAGATAAAAAAATTAATGAATTAATTCAAAGCGAAGAAATTGGAGAAATTTAAATGATGAATACTAAGATCGTATATTGCACTGGCTGTCTCGGTTTTATCGGCGCGTACGTAACAAGGGCTTGTTTAAAAGAGGGTTGACAGGTTAGAGGAATTGATAAAATAACTTATGCCGCGGATGCTTCATTATTAGATGAGTTTAACGAGTATCCTAATTTTATTTTCGAAAAAAAAGATATTAATGATTTGGAATTCATATATGATTGCGACTATATCATCAATATGGCCGCCGAAACTCATGTTGGTAATTCTATAGTTAAAAGTGACGATTTTTTACATTCTAACATTAATGGAGTACATCATTTATTAGAATTGATAAAAGAATATAGAGGAGAAGGCGAACCTAAACCAACCCTTCTACACTTTTCAACCGATGAGACCTACGGAGATATTGTAAATGGAGCTCATAAAGAATGCGATTTATTAAAACCAAGTAATCCTTATTCGGCTACTAAAGCTGCTGCTGACATGCTGATTCAGGCTTGAGGTAGAACTTATAATATACCTTATATAATTGTCAGACCTACTAACAATTACGGTATTGGTCAATATATAGAGAAATTAATTCCAAAGGCCTGTAAATTTTTAAATCTTGGTCGAAAAATACCTATGCATAATAATGGAGAACCTTATAGAAATTGATTACATGCTAGTGATACTGCTCAAGCTATTATAACATTAATTAAAAAAGATATAACTAAAGGAATATTCAATATTTCTGGTGGGTTCGAACAAAAAAATATTGAGACTTTCAAAAAAATATTGAATGAATATTTCGATAAAGAAATTGTCAACATTGAAAAATACGTAGATTTATCGTTGGTTAGGCCGGGTCAAGATATTAGATACAGTCTTGACGATTCAAAATTAAGATCTCTCGGTTGGGAACCTGTTGAAGTATTTGATCAGCAAATTAAACAGATTGTAAAGCATTATAAAAATAAATTTATATGGTAATAAATGATTAAACTATCTGATTATGTAATCAAATTTATAAAAGACCAGGGTATAAAGGATATATTCGTCGTTTCTGGCGGAGGGTGTATACATCTAATAGATTCTATTAGAAAGTCAAATATAAATTATATCTGTATGCACCATGAGCAGGCGCTCGCTATGGCTGTTGAAGGATACTCAAGAATAAACGAAGATTGTGGAGTTGGCATTGTGACAACGGGTCCTGGTGGAACAAACACATTGACCGGCGTATTGGGGTGTTGACTTGACTCGATCCCAGCTTTATTTATTTCTGGGCAAGTGCAAGTTGAACAGCTTTCGGATGGTACTGGGTGTAGACAAGTTGGTGACCAAGAGTTTAACATTGTTTCGGTAATGAAAAATGTGACTAAATATTCTGTATTAGTAAAGAATAAAAGGAAAATTAAATATCATTTAGAAAAAGCATTATATCTGGCAAAAAGTGGTCGTCCTGGACCAGTATGAATTGATATTCCTTTAGATTTGCAAGGTGCTATGATCGACGAGCTTAGTTTGGTTGGGTTTAATAGCACGTATATAAAGCCTTCTCTATCATTAGAAGAAAGATTTATTGTGAGTGAAAAACTTAAAACTGCAAAAAAACCATTACTTATTGTTGGTAATGGAATAAGATTGTCTAAAGGAGCCAGAGAATCATTATTAAAATTTTTATCTAAAAGTAAAATACCAATCGTAACAGGGGTACATTCAGGCGTTGATGTTATTAATGATGACTATGAATTTTATTGCGGTAGAATAGGAATTCTTGGGCAAATATCTTCTAATAAAATTTTGCAAGAATGCGATTTAATAATTGGTATTGGCACAAGACTACCGGTAAAAATGACAGGATATAATTATAAAATGTTTGCTAAAAACGCATACAAAATAGTTGTTGATATTGACGAAAATGAAATGAATAAGTATAACCTAGCTTTTGATTTGAAGATTAGATGTGACGCAAATTGTTTTATTCAAAATTTAATTAATCTTGATTTACAATATAACATAGATGATTGGTCGAACTATTGCAAAGGAGAAAGACAATCTGAAACTCTCGTATTGCGCAAACATTATAAATCGGAAGACTTTGTTAGTTCATATTGTTTAGCAGAGAAATTATCCCAAATTAATACAAAACAGAGCCCAGTAATCACATCAAATGGTACGGCCCATGTTGTAATATTAAAAACAATGAAGTTAACGGGGTCTCAGCGCCTATTTACTAATGTTGGGTGCGCTTCGATGGGTTACGGGTTGCCAGCGTCTATAGGCGCTTGCTTTGCCAATAATAAAAAGGAAATTATTTGTATTGAAGGTGACGGCAGTTTACAGATGAATATACAGGAATTGCAAACAGTGGTACATTATGATCTACCAATAAAGATATTTGTTTTGAATAATGGTGGATATTTGTCAATAAGACTTACACAAGATTGTTTCTTTGATAAAAAGTATTGCTGTAGTTTGGTGCCAAATGATATTTCTTTCCCAAATTTAAGTAAAATTGCCAAAGCTTATGGAATAGATTATATTAGTATAAAAAATAATGATGAATTAAAAGAAAAAATAGAATTAGCTATTTCCTATAATGGGCCGATTATATGTGAGGTTTTTGCAGACCCTAACGAGAAACACGAACCAAAAGTAATTGCCAAGTTAAAAAGTAATGGAAAATTTGAGCCGGGCGAACTAACGGACATGTGTTAATTTAAAGAGTGTAGATGATAAACAATAACGAGGAGTTATAAAATGTTTAAACTACCAGAAGATACCCGTCTTTTTGCTTTTGATTTAGATGGTACTTTATACCACGGAGATATTGTTATTGACGGAGCCGTTAAGTTACTTGATACTTTAAGAACAAAATATAAAGTTGTTTTTTTTACGAATAATTCATCTAAAACTTCCGAACAAGTATGTCAAAAACTAAATAAATTACTAATTAAATGCTGTTTTATTGAGGTTTATAACTCGGCAACAGCAACAGCAGACTATTTAAAAGAATCAAATATTGATAATGTTTATGTAATTGGTTCGGAAGATTTTTCACAAGAACTATATAAACATGGGATTACAGTTATCAATAATTATGAAGCAGAAAATTTAGTTGTCGGACTTGACTTTGATTTTAATTATAATAAAATAGCCATAGCTCTATCAATATTACTTAAAGGAGGAAAGTTTATTGTTTGCAACGAAGACCGATCTTTTCCTGTTGAAGACAATAAATTTTTACCTGGTGCGGGAGCAATGGTTGGGGCAATTTCAGTGGCCGCAAATAAAAGACCCGATTTTGTTGTGGGTAAGCCTAATACCTATATTCTAAATAAAATTGCTAAAGATTTCTGTGTTAAATATCACCAAATTGTTGTAGTCGGTGACTCTTATGAAAGTGATATACAAATGGCTTTAAATAATAGAAGTAAAGCAATTCTAATTAATAAAAACGGGGGGAGAACTACCAAAGATGTTCTCACGTTAAAAAATCTTGATGAATTGTTAAATTATATAAGGAGATAAAAATGAATGTTTTAGAGTACGAGATGGTTGACTTTTTAAAAAAATTAAATTATATAAAGAGAGAAAGATGAATATTTTAGAATACGAAATGGTTGATCTATTGAAAAAATTAAAAGATGAGTATGGAGTTTTTGAAATTAAGGCAGAATATGAAAATGAAGGGAGTCGACAAGTTGAGTTAATGCGTTTGAAAGATATTGCTGAAAAAGTAAACTTACCGATAATTTTGAAAATTGGCGGGGCGGAAGCAATTACAGATATGTATGAGGCCCTTTCTATCGGGGCGAAAGGAATAATCGCTCCAATGGCGGAAACTGGGTTTGCAACCAGTAAGTTTTTAAATGCTATTGATACCTTTATTCCAGAAGATAATCAAAAGGATATTGAGTTTGCTATAAATATCGAAACAATAACTGCATATAACAATATAGATGAAATTCTTAGTCAGAAAAAAATTAATTTGTTAAACAGCATTACTATAGGTCGAGTTGACTTTACAGCCTCTTTAGGTAAAGATAGAAAGTTTGCTAATAGTGATAAAATGCTCGAATATTGTACAAATATTTTTACAAAGGCTAGAGCAAAGGGACTGAGAACTGCTTTAGGTGGTGCAATATCACCTGATTCAATAGAGTTTCTTCGAAATTTAGTATCAAACAAACTTATTGATAAATATGAAACTCGCAAATTAGTATATCACAAAGAGGCGGTTAAAAATATTTCGGAAGGACTTGCCGAAGGCATTAAATTTGAATTACTTTGGCTTAAAAGTAAAAGAAGATATTATCACAGCATTTTTAATGAAGATGAAAAGAGAATTGTGATGCTTGAAAAAAGAGCTAAAAAATAATGTTAAAAAAATGTCATTTATGTAATAAAGAACTTTTTTCCGATGCAGTTATTGAATTAAAGGGAATGCCTGAGGCGGCGCAATATTATCCAAGAAAAAATGAGTTTACTCAAGATAAGGGTATTGATTTAAAAATATATCAATGTTCAAGTTGTGGATTAGTACAGCATAATATACAACCTGTAAATTATTATAAAGAAGTAATTACAGCCGCCTCATTATCGTTAGATTCAAGAACTTCAAGATTGAACCAAATGAAAGATTTATCGCACAGATTTAATCTACAAGGTAAAAAGATTTTAGATGTTGGAGCGGGTAAAGGATTAATGTTAGATGTTCTTAAAGAAGCGGGGTTTGAGCCTACTGGAATCGAAGCAGGTGAAGACTCAGCACTTGAAGGTCAATTCGCAGGAAGAAATTTAATTAAGGGATATATTGGAGATATGGATAAAGCAGGGGGCGGATTATTTGATGCATTTATATCTCTAAATTATTTAGAACATTTACCACAACCTGGAAATATTATTAGAAAAATATATAATAATTTAACACCCGATGGAGTTGGGTTTGTTACGGTACCGAATCTTGAATATCTGCTAAAAACAAAAAGTTTTTATGAATTTGTTGCAGACCATATTTCTTATTTTACACGGCAAACATTAACTTTTGCATTTGAGTCTAATGGTTTTGATGTTTTAGATTGTAGTTTAATTAACAATGATAATGATATTGCTGTAATTGTGAAAAAGAAAGAACAATTAAATCTTACCGAGCAGTATTCTGAAGTAGAATTATTAATAAAAGATTTGCAAAAAATTATTGCTAAATATAAAGCTCAAAATAAAAAGATTGCAGTTTGAGGCGCAGGTCACAGAACCTTAGCTTTATTGGCTTTAGCACAAGCTTATGATATTGAATATATTATTGACGATGCAAAATTTAAGCAAGGTAAGTTTATTCCGATTTTACACCTAAACATTGTATCTTCAGAATATTTAAAAAAAAATAAGGTAGACCTTGTAATTGTTATGGTGCCTGGAATTTATCCAGATGCGGTTATAACCTCGTTAAAAAATATGAAGTTAGAAGTAGAAATTGCAAAGTTAGTTGATAATAAAATTGAATTTATTAAAAAAAATAAAAGGAAACAGGAGAAAAAATGGAAAGAATCGATGACGTAAAACAAGATAAGGCAACGATGTATGCCTTAAACAAAATGACAGAAAGAGAAGTAACTCAAAGGGGTGACTTGCAGAAAAGAAAACCTGCGGCTTATAATAAAATACTTAAATTTCCAGATAAAATTGAAAGAGGTGAATCTATAGCATTAATTCAATTACAATATAATTATATGTGTAATTTTAAATGTAAGCATTGTGCGATTGTAAGATTTAAAGAACAAGACCGTAAAACTTTAACAGTTGAAGATGTAAAGAGAATTGCTGACCAAGCAGATGCTATGGGGTTGGTTGCTATTTGTATTTCTGGCGGCGAACCATTAATATTTCCTGACCTTAAAGAGATTATTGATGCTATTGGTCCTGATAGATTTGTAATTAGTATGGATACGAATGGTTATTTCCTTACAGAGGAAAAGATAAAATGGTTGGTGGATATTGGAGTTGAAAGAATTCATTTAAGTATTGATGGTCTTGAATCCAATCACAATATGTTTAGAGGAGCGAAAGGTTCTTGGAAAAAGGCTATTGATGCTTTAGACCTTTGTAAAAAATATGGTTTAGGTGTAGTTATTAATGTTGTAGTTACAAAAAGCTTAATTAAATCTGGAGAATTAATTAAACAAATGGATTTCGTATCTCAATTTGGTTTCCATACAAGTATGATTTTTGCTAAGGCTACCGGAGCCTTTGAAGAATTTAAAGATGAAGTATTAGATACAAAAGACATAGAATACATTCAATCATTACACAAACAATTAGGTGGAAAATATGATAGTTCAAGTCACCTATCACCTAATCACGGTAATGAGTTTGGTTGTTTGTGTTTTAAAAGACATATGTCAATTACAGCTCACGGGGATGTTTTACCTTGTCCTTGGATCCCAGTTGCCATAGGTAATGTTTTTGAAGAAGATTTAAAAACAATAATTGATAGAGGATTAGATAACAAATGGTTCTCTTATGATCATAAATTTAGTTGTCTTAGTGGTAATAGTGACGGAAGATTTTTTAAAAAAGTTATGCCACAGATAGAAAATGCAGATACATACCCTGCTAAAGGTGAAAAAATCAACTGGGATGCTTAAATTGTGAAATTTTAAGAAAAGGATTAATAGATGAATAAGATTAGTATAATTGTTCCTATCTATAATGCTGAAAGATATTTATCTAAATGCATAAAAAGCGTCATTAATCAGACCCATAAAAATATTGAACTTATACTTATTAATGACGGGTCTATAGATAGTTCTAAACAAATTTGTGATTGATACACTAATAAAGATAATCGGATTAAATTATATAGTATTGAAAATTCGGGGGTATCTAATGCAAGAAATATAGGAATAAAAAAGGCCACAGGTAAGTTTATGATGTTTTTAGATGCTGATGATTACCTCGGTAATAGGACGTTGGAACTCCTAGTTGATGGCTATATTAAGACAAAAGCAGATTTAATCATTGGAAACCACTTTAACATAATTAAAAACAAAATCATCCCCAATACATATAGTTATTTTAATAGTAATGTATTGATGAATAAAAATAAAATTATTGAATACGTTAAAGACTACTTAACGGCCCCCAACAAGCATCCACTATTTTCGCAGCTATGGGGAAATTTATTTAAAAGTTCAATTGTCAAAAGTAATAATTTGAATTTTGATAAAAACATGACTATACACGAGGATCTGAAATTTAATTTTGAATTTTTATTTAATGCAAATAGTGTATTCTTTATAACCGATAAAATATATTATCATTTAATCCACGATGATAATATGTCTCTGGGTATGTATGGAAGCAAAAAAGCAATATCAATGTTCCCACATAGTGAAGCCTTTCAAAGTGTAGAGAAATATATAGCAAATACCAACTTACAAGTTGATAAATTGATAGGTCAAGCCTATATAACTTACACAATAATTCAGCTTATCAGAGTTTGTAGCTCGCAGATATTTGATAGGGACGATATATACGAAACCGTAAAAAAAATAGTCTATTCTTATGAAGTTAAGAAATATATAAAATATTACAGAAGGAACCCTAACGATAGTGTTATTATTCCGGCTTTATTAAGGTTAAAATTTATCGGACTATTGATTTACTTTTGTAAAATGAGAGGAGTAAAAAGATATGATACAAAAACATAAGGTACCAACAGTAATTTATGGGGCGGGAGTAGTTGGTGAAGCTTTGTATAGAGCGTGTGAAGAAATTGGCTTGAAGGTTGTTAATTTTTGTGATGATAATATAAATAAAGATGGTACAGAGATTAATGGAATTGAGATAATACATACATCAAAGCTTAAAGAAAAATTCAACGATGTAGAGTTTATAATATCAGCGGCAGATATTTCTGATGTTGTTCGGAAAACACAAGATTTAGGATATGATAAATGGAAGGATTGTGTAGAGTTTTTAAGAGATTTTAACGTATATAATTATGAATATAGTAGATCTGTTGACTTCGTGGAATATTGTGTTAGTACTACTATTTTATGTCATGTTAATTTTTCTAAAAAAGATAAGATATTTTTAAGAAGTATAGACTTAATGATTACTGAAAGATGTCCCTTGAAGTGTAGACATTGTTCTAATTTAACTCAATATTATAAGAACCCAGTTGACTTTAAAACAGAAGATGTTTTTAAAGAGATAGATAGGCTTTTCGGTTTGGGGATTTCTACAAATGAAATTAGGTTACTAGGTGGGGAGGCCTTAATGAACAAAGAGTCTCATTTGGTTGTAGAAAAATTAAATTCAATGTATGAAATTAGAAAAATAGTAATTTATACCAATGGTGTAATGTTTTTAAGAAACGAACAAATAAAGTATTTTCAAAACGACAAAGTTATATTTATCATTACTGATTACGGAAAGCTATCCAAAAACATATTAAAATTAAAGTCTCAACTCGAAAAAAATAATATTAAATTTGTTATACGGAAAGTTGATGGTTGGACAGATTGTAGTAAAATTTACAAACATAATAGAAGTATGGAAGATAATATAAAAGTATTTAATGAATGTTGTGCAAAAAATACGTTTACATTAGTTGACAACAAATTTTTTAGATGTCCATTCTTAGCAAATACTAATTTACTTAGGGCAATCCCTCACGACGAAGATGATTATATTGATATTTTTAAAGAGGATGCAAAAAAAAGGTTAAAAGAATACACATTTGATAAGACCTTTTTTAGAGGATGCGATTTTTGTAATGGAAGACCCTTTGAAGGTGAAGAAATCATCCCAGCTATTCAAACTAAAGTACCATTAGAATATAAAAAATTTATCCATTAAAAGATAAATATGTGAGGAAGAGTAGATGAATATACTAATAACAGGAAAAAATGGATTTCTTGCTAAAGAATTAATTGATTATTTTGAAAAAGATAAACAACATAATATTATTGCAAGAAATAAACATCAACTTCCATTATTGGATAAAAAAAAAGTTAATCAATGGTTCGAGTGGAATGCTGGTAAAATTGATGCCGTTATACATGCAGCGGCAATTGGCGGGGATAGACAAGTAGAAGACGGTACAGATGTTTTTTTTGATACCATTGAAATGTTTAGAAATGTTTATGATAATTGTATTAAGTATAATTTGTTATTATTTAAATTTACTTCTGGTGCTGAAGATTATTTTGGATATTTAGGTTACGCAAAAAAAGCAATCTCTTTATTTTGTGATGAAATCGAAAATAATATTATTAATCTTAAAATTTGAAATTGTTTCGGTAAGTTTGGTAAAGATACACGATTTATAGAAGGAAATATCGATAATTATATTAATGATAAAAAAATAATAATTCATAATGATATACTTTTTGATTTTTTCTATTCTGAAGACATATATAAAATTATAAGACATTTTATTAACAATTATATTTATGATGGCAAAGTAAAAACAGAAAAAGTAAATTGTGTTTATACAGATACAACATTATTATCTGAAGTTGCGAAAATAATTAATAACCTAGATAGTAAAAAAGTTGAAGTAGAAGTCTATTCTAAAAATGATAAGAAAGACTATGTTAGTGTTCGTGACGGTAAATTAGAGAATAAAAAAATAAGCTTTATTGGATTGAAAGAAGGTATAAGAAAGGTATATAAAATAAATCAATTATCATAAATTCTTGAAATACAACGATTACAACATATGTTATCATTAACCGACTGGATGAACACAACGTACCTATCTATATACAGCAAGCTATTACAACAAATGATCGATTGAAAGAATTTGGTATAGAGTTTGACAGATTAGAAAAATGTAAAATAATTTGAAAAATAAGGAGTAGAATTATGAGAAAAATAGCGCTAGTTTTAGGTGCCGGGGGATTCATCGGCAGCCACTTAGTAAAAAGATTGAAGAAAGAAGGATACTGGGTAAGAGGAGTTGATCTGAAATATCCAGAATTCTCGAAAACAGAAGCAGATGATTTTGTCATTGGAGATCTAAGAGATATAAAGGTAGTGAGTAGAGTAATGTTTGCACCTAACCAAAATCTAACACTCATCGGAGAATTAAGAAGTGAACCATGTTTTAAACATTCGTTCGACGAAGTGTATCAATTAGCAGCAGATATGGGTGGAGCGGGATTTGTATTTACGGGTGAAAATGATGCAGAAATAATGCACAATTCAGCTCTAATTAACCTTAATGTATTAAAATATTCAATCAAACACGGGATTAAGAAAATTTTCTATTCTTCGTCGGCTTGTATCTATCCTGAAAATAAACAAATGGAAGTAGATAATCCTGGACTAAGAGAATCAGACGCTTATCCAGCGGGACCAGATAGTGAATACGGTTGGGAAAAGTTATTTAGTGAGAGATTATATTTAGCTTTTGCGAGAAATTATGGACTTAATGTAAGAATAGCAAGATTTCATAATATCTTTGGACCAGAAGGAACTTGAAAGGGTGGAAGAGAAAAAGCACCAGCTGCTATGTGTAGAAAAATCGCTGAGGTTGAAAACGATAGAACGATAGAAATATGAGGTGACGGTGAGCAAACTAGATCATTTCTATATATTGATGAGTGTTTAGAGGGTATAAGAAGATTAATGGATAGCGATGTAACAGAACCAATAAATATCGGCTCTGATGAACGAATTACTATTAATGATCTAGCTTTATTCATATCTCGAATATCACGCAAAAAGTTCAATACTAAACATATAGATGGGCCGTTAGGTGTTAGGGGTAGAAATTCTGAAAACACTCTTATCGAATCTAAGTTGAATTGGGCCCCTGATTATCCAGTTTTTAATGGATTACTGAAAACATATAAATGAATATATTTGATGAATGATCGAATGGAAATATAAGAGGAAAATAATGATTGTTGGAATTGGACTCAGACCATACGAAAAACATATGTTGCCTTTTTTGGAACCTATAATAACTAAACTTAAACAAAAAGGACATACTGTAATAGATAATACTTATTTAAACGCTCCTTGTGATCTAACATTAGTGGGCGATGTTCCTGTTGAAGATTGTACTTCGCCGAGAATATTATTTCCACATAGTATAATGGATACTAAAGGTGTTCATTTCATGCATGATAAGGATCACGTATTTTGGGAAAGATTATTGAGGGTTAAATACTTTATACCAACTACGGAAGAATTAAGAGACGAGGTAAAAAGTATTTTAGGTAACGGTGCACCTATTATGCCTACTGTTGCTTATCCGAAATTTGATAAATACAAACCAAACAAAGGACACAAAGTTATAGCATATCTTCCGACATTCAACGAGGAACTCAATGCAGATAATATTGTTCTACCACTAATAGATTACTTTAAAACTCTAGGATACACTTTGAAAACAAAACAACATGGAGTCGCCTCTAGGAAAAATGATTCAAATATAGATTTATTGAGTGAAGCCGACATCGTAATTACCGACTTGTCTAGTAGTGGAACTGAGGCTATCTTATTAGGGATCCCAACTATCTTCGTCTTTCAAGAAAAAAATAAACAATACGAATACTGGAAATATGCAGACGATAAGAATTTCTACAGTCGTAAAACAAGAGATAAAGGGTATATAGTTTATAATAAAGAAGAATTAATCGAAAAGATTATAGACATAAGAGACAATAATATAATACCAAAAGAACCTATTATTAAGGATATTGGAAAACATACGAATAGAGCAGTAGAAGCCATAGAAAAAATATATCAAATAGAAACTAAAAGGCAAACAGAGGAAGTATCATTTATCATTCCTTCTAGAAATAATTTACCATACTTGAAGCAGGCTTATAATAGTATTAGAAACGAGATAGAAATAAAACACCCTATTGTGTTTTTAGATGATGCTTCAACTGATGGCACTTGAGACTGGTTAAATTCATTGAAAGACGATAAAATAATATTATATAGAAACGAAGGTCCTGAAAGAGTTGGACATACAATATTATATGATGTTGGGGTCAATCTTTGTGAAACAGATATTTTTTGTATATTTCATGCAGATATGGTAGCTTCAAAAAATTACATTAAGAATATGATAAAACATTTACATAGAGGTAGAGTAGTTTGTGCTACTAGGATAGAACCACCTTTACATCCACCAGGACCAGAAAAATTAATTATAAATTTTGGTTTGACAGACCAAGAATTTAAAAATATTGAATTCCAAAATACAGTATCACAACTAGAACAACAAGCCAGGGGTCGTACAACAAATGGAATGTTCGCCCCATGAATAATATATAAAGAAGATTTCTTAGCAATTGGTGGACATGATCCTATGTTTAAACCAATGGAACTCGAGGATTCGGATTGCTTCGATCGGTTTGTACTAAATAATTATTATCTTATACAGAGTAGAGATTCTTTTGTATATCACATGACCTGTCGTGGTAGCAGATTTAAAGACGGTATCGAGATAGAGAAAGAGATACCATTAGGCGATGGTACAACTTGATATAAACCTAAAGACTCAGAAGAGTATAAACAGTTAAGATTTAAAAAACTCAGAGAATGATACAGAAAATGAGGTTCTAGAGTTATGCACGATAAACTGTTGAGACCTATTATACCACACAAATATAATATAGGATTCATCATACATAACTGTACTTATAAGTCATTACTAATATTAGAACCTTGATGTTCTAATATAAACGTCGATCTAGAAGAATCAGAAATAAGAAAATATATCGAGGACGAACAAAAAAACACCATTATAAATTTAAGTGAAAAGATTATAATGGATCAAGAACTATTAGATAATGATGTTTTAGTAGAGTTTGATGGTTCTAAGTTGAATAACGAGAGATTTGATTTTATATTACAATTGTCTGATATATTAACGGATAGTGGTGAAATAGGAATAATGGAATACGACATATTCAAAATAACTATAAATAAATTGAAACATTATGAAAAAGAATTAATAATTTGTGAAAAGGAGTAGATAATGAGAAAATTAAAATATGATGAATTCAATCCTACAATAGACGAGTCAATAGATCATACACAGAAAATTCTAGAAAAATTCTATATTCTCGGTAGAAATAATGAGTTACCTTTTTGATTTATGGCTCATTGAAAGCCAGTAAGTAGAACTATAAACTTTAGACCTATTGCTACATCTACTTTCATTTTAGATACACAAGAAAGTGATATGAATAAAGTAGCAAACGATATTAAAGATGAAATATCGGAATATTGTAATAGTGCAGAAAAGTCTAGATATCTCATGAATATTTATAAAATTTTTGTTTATGAAGATGTGTGATATTTGAGGGGTTGTAAGACTTGTCTCGAAAAACCTGGTGGTAAATCTACGTAAAACAATTACTACTCCGTTATTATGATGTGTCTACCACCAATAGCCGTTTCTTCTATCAATCTATCTAATATCTTATCTTCTAGTATAGTTGACATCAAACTTTCTTCCATTAATTTTAATTCATTGTGTTGTTCAGCATATCCTAGAAACTCCAAAGGTATTCCGAGACCTCTACATAATTCGCCACGAAGATACTCTATATTCATACTATCTGTCACACCCTCGACCATTATCTGGGTGTTGAGCGGTTGAACACTATCAAATTCTTTTGCTCTAATATCCGCAAACAATGAGCGAACACGCGGAAGAGCTATATCTGACCACTTCATCTCTTGATTCACTCCACCAGCAACCATAGTTAAAGTATCATTACTATTTCTATAAATACCGGTGTTGTTATCTCCAAAAGTAATTTCAGGCCTGTTTGTTTCGTTTTCTCAATTCGACATTTTAAATTATTCTCCAACTATTATAATAAACCGACCACCGATGGCTGTTTCTTCTGCTAGTCTATCTAATACTCTGTTTTCTAATATTGTAGATTTAAGTGATATTTCCATCAATCTTTTAATTTCTTCGTCGTGTTCACCTATCAGCAGTGATAAGATATCTGAGTCAATTGCATTAGCTAGCTCTCTACTTAATTGTTTAGTTAATAATCTTTCGGAATCTAGATTACGATACGCACTTAAATATTGTGCTATCTCGGGTTTTCACCGAGCAGTAAGTCTCCGAGTAGTAGCATTTATGGGAGTACAATATATCTTATCTTGCATTTCACTACTTAATCAGAGTTAGACCATGTATTAATTTTTAATAATTATAAACATTAACATTAAAAATCTTTATTAAAATAAATTAAACTAAACTTATTTTAAATGGGCTATACACGAGCCCTCTATTGGATATCTCTTCAATGAAAGAATCTCCAACTACTTTTCTTAAAATGCCAATTGCACCGTTTATATCAGCATTTATTAATTTACCTATATTAGATTGAAATAAACCCCGCTTCTTACGTTTACCTAAATAAATTTTGTGTTTTCCTAATTCTTCAAAAGACAAATGATCTATTTTAGACGTATATGACTCCTCAGTCAACATAACATCTATACCTAACTCTTCTGCTTTATACTGTATCATTTCAATCAATTTATTAAATGGAACCTGAACAAATTTTTGATTATTTCTTTTTCCAATATTAATTTTTTGTTTTCATCCATCATTTTTTCCGACTACTATAGTTCCTATTTCTAATTCTTTACAGTAATTAACTATATATCGACTTGCTTTATGTAAATAGTCTTTAATTTTCATTTTTCTTTTAAAATACAGACCATTGATTCTTCTCGATCGATATTGTTTTGGTTGACATTTATCTAATTCAGCTTTAAATTTCGACAGTTTCTTATTAAAATTCTGGTTTATACTCTTCAATGGTCTACCATTAATCAAGCAAGACGGTATACCTTCTTGATTTGAAGTTATAGCCATTAAGTTATTTAAACCTAGATCTATTCCTAATATTCTATCTTTATTTAAATTATTATTTATTCTTATTTCTTTTTCATAAATTATTTCTACTTTTATCTTATTATTTACTGGAACTATTCGCAATTCTAATAATTTATCATTTCTAGTTACATTATATGGTTTAAATTCAATTCTCGATTTTGGAATCTTGATCTTACCATCTCTTTTTCTTATTGTGATATTCTGTCCTGGATATATCACTGTTTGATAGTCAGTTCTTTTATATTTTGGTATTCGTGGAATACTTTTAAACTTTGATCTATCTTGTCAATAAACTTTAATTGACTTCCTATATGATTTCCAATTTCTGTCTACCATTTTTATTATTGCCTGACTGGTTTGGGCCGGTAAAGCTTTATATTGGTCTGAATTTTTTAATAATTTATACATATTGTTATACCATAAAAAAGTTTTTAATGTATTTTCGTCGTTTTTGTGTTCAAAATAATGCTGTCGTGATAAATATAAAGCACTATTATATAATAATTTCGATTTATTACACGTTTCAAACAATTCTTCATTGTTTTTGATATAATGTATTTCAGTTCTGACTATTTTATTATTTATCATTAATTATCTTTTTTATAATTGGATCTTTTCTTTTTGAATATAATTTCATAGAATAACAATGCAATAATGATACAATTTCTTCAAATATTTCTTCAGAATCTAATTTTTCAGATCCTATCTCTGATATAACTTCTATTTCACAATTATATTTACTAAATAACCTTTTAAAAAAACTGAATCCTATTCTACTAAGTCGGTCCCTATAAGCAATTATTACTTTTTTAATTTTGCCAGCAATAATATTGTCCAACATATTAAAAAATTCCTTTCTCTTGTCAAAATTTATACCCGATGCAATATCCGAATATATCGCATTCAATTTAGTTCCATTAGAAAAACAATATTGTTTTAGCATTTCAGTTTGATTTTTTAAACTATTCTTTTGCTTATATGTAGATACTCTACTATAGATTACTGTATCTCTTTCAACATTTTTATTTAGATATTTGTATACTGATTCTTCATCATAATTATGTCTATGGTTTGGTAACATTGTCGACGTTATAGAACCTTCCTTTATATATTTAGATAATGTTGGTCTTGTAATCTGTAATAATCTCAGTACTTCTTTAGCTTTCATTTTGTCTCCTTGTCTAATAATACATATGTAATAAATACATTTTTTATCAAAATATTTTATCAATTCTTTATATTTTTAATATAACTTTAGACCATATATAAGTCTTGGTAAAACAATTCCAAAAGCTTCTCTTTCTTCACTGCTCCAATACCTACCATTAAATCTATATTTGAACTTACCCTCACAGGACAGCCAATAATTGTTTGCTTGATCTAAATGATAAATATTTCCAATCACACTATGATCATCATAAGATGTATAAGGTTGAAATGTTTTTCTATTTCTACACGACATCATTAGTCCTAATCTATCTGCTAAATAATCAAATGCTTCTTTTTCACTTTTAGATGTTTTGTATTTAAAATCTATCATAACTTCCTCCCTTTTATAAAATTAAAGTTATCTGGTCTCTTACTCATAATTATTTTAATTTCTTCGAAAGATAAAGGCATAAAATTATTATTATCAACACCAATATCTCAACTTTTACCTTGTGGTTCTAATCCACCGTGTGAATGACCATATAAATGCCAAGAATTGAAATGTGATTTATTTCAAACTCTCATTGCATAATGGCATAATGTTATCGGAATATCTTCAATTTTAATTTCCCGTAGATTCCATACACCAGCAAATCTTTTTTTATATCTTAACATATCCTTATCATGATTACCGATAATAAGATATATTAGACCATTTAATTTATCTAAAAAATATAGAGTATCACTAAGTGCAAAATCACCAATATGATATACAAAATCGTATTTACCTATTTTACTATTTCAATTTTTAATAATAGTTTCATTCATCTCTTGAACAGAAGTAAAAGGCCTATTGCAATATTTAATGATATTATGATGATTGAAATGTGTATCACCAGTGAAAAATGTTTTATGGTTGTTCGTTTTCATCGTAAAATTCACCAGTGACGAAATCAGTGTTATTGAGACCAGTATAGAGAAAATCTTCTATTTTCTTTTTTGGTATTTCTAGTTTCTTACCGTTTCTATACCATTCGATGTCTTCAAGTTTATATTTATTGATTTCGAGTAGTCGTTCTTTCAATTTAACTACTTCTTCAACATTAATCTTCATTTTAATGTCTCCTTATTTTTGTTTTTTCATAATCATAACTCATATACAAATTGTAAAACCCTTTTGAAAGGAACATATCATATAGTAATTTACCCGTAAACCTTTTAAATTCTATATCTTCAAATTCAAGGTCCTCACGATCATGCCAGATTTCATAATGATTACCATCAGAATGATATTCAAAATCTATTGTAATATTCTTATATTTTTCTGATACCAATCTAATAAATTCTTTAATATTTTCTTCATATACTAAGTCACAACAAGGCTCATCTTTATGATGACAAGAATCTTTACATATTTCTGCCATTTTATTCCCTTTTTCTTCTATAAACCTTTCTAATATTTTTCTAATGCACTCATTAATAGTAATGTCATCTTTGTGAGCAAGATGAGCAAATATTAAGAAATCTTCATCGGAAATATCAATTTCAACATCTACAAGTTTATCTTCTTCGTTCTGATTTGCTATTTTACGCCAATTTTCATCTATTTTAGCAAACCATTTATCAAAAATTGCTTCTTCCATACCAACTTCTGCTGTATATATTGCAAAATTAGCAGCAATGTGTCTCAATTCATTTAAATTGTATTCTTTTTTCGTTTTTATTCCTCCTTTATTTTCAACTAAAAAATTCCATATAGCATCAACAGTATTAAGATAGAATGTTTTTCCGTTTTCGTCTTCACAGTCTAATTTCTTTTCACCATAATTATTTTCATAGATCCACCAATCCAACCAATCCCCTTCATATTTGAAGAAATCTTTTAAAATATCAAATATAATTTTTTCAAAAGCATTAGGGAAAAAAATCATAGCTGTGTTATCGGGGTGTAAACTTTCAAGAGCCTTATTGAATTTTTCTTCTTTTTCTCTTTGATCTTTTATTCCATTGACTATTCTAACAAACATTTCTTTATTCATTTTGATATTCCTTTTGTATTTTTCTGATACGATCTACTATTTCTTTATCTATCTCGTTGTTAACCTGGTCTCATACCTCTGGTATATCGAAGACATCTCTAAAAGACAATAACTTACCGTCTACATTTATCTTTATTTGTCCACACCTATTAACTACTTCACTATCTTTAGTAATAGGCATCTCTTTGAAACAATCATCACAAACCAAATCACACTCATCCTTATTATTTTTTAGAAAGGTAGACTTTAATTTCACTATTTTCACTTCGATCAAATCTTCTTTTCCTAATTTTGTAACAGATGAATCAACACCACCGCTCGTTCTTCCATCTTCTTTATAAAATAAATTTCTAATTACCTGATGCATATCAAATGCTATCTCTGTATTTTCTGATTGACCAAACATTTCATTTAATTTATTAGTTGTTTGTATATGTTTAACTAATAATTGTTGAGCTGGATTGAGTTTTTCAAATAGTTTATCATCATATCTAAAATCCTCAAAAGCTATATCAAATTGACCACATAGTAATCTGAAATAGATTCGTAAAGCACGATCTATGATTTTTAATTGATCCTTACTACATTTTATGTCATATTTTTCATTTATTACTTCTTTTGTTGGTAAAGTCATAATTTTCTTCCTATTCCTTATTTTAATTTATTACTCTAGCTAAAATAAGGATAATTAGTATAAATAGGATCCATAATCCTAGCCCACCATAAGCTGGTAATAAAACTAACCACCAACTCCAAGTTATAACTTTGGTAAGTTTTAAAACAACAAAAGCTATTGTTAATAATCCAAAGAATCCTACTCCGCTGCTACTACTACTTGAATTTTCACTCATAATTTCTCCTTATATTTTAAACACATTTTTTAAATATTCTAAATACTGTTTATCTTCACATACAGATTTTTCAGGACTATCACTTATCTTTGCAACAGGTTTTCCGTCATATTGGTACATCTTTAAAACAATTTGTAATGGTTCTCTACCAACATGATTCGTTAACCGGGTTCCGATTCCAAAACTAACTTTTATTCTACCATCAAATTCTGATAAAATTTTAATAGCTAGGTCAACATCTAAACCATCACTAAATACAGCCTGTTTAGTTTTAGGATCTATCCCTAATTTAACATAATGGTCTATGAGTTTTTCACCCCACAAAAAAGGATCTCCACTATCTTGTCTGCAACCATCAAATAACTTTGCAAAGTATAAATCAAAATCATTTAAAAAACAATCCATACTAATAGTATCTGTTAATGCTATTCCTAATTCTCCCCTAAATTCTCTGGCCCAATAGTCTAGAGCTGTCTTCTGAAAATTACTTATACTGGTAAACTTTGCTTGTTGGAATCCTTGGAACCACTCGTGGGCCATAGTACCAATAGGTTTTATGTTATATTTTTTAGCAAAGTAAACATTAGAGGTACCAACAAATTTAGATCTCATTCCGTATTTTCTAAATTCATTATTCAGGATTGTATGTATTACTTCATCTTGCCATTTATGAGAGTATCTCCTTCTGGTTCCGAAGTCTGCAAATCTAAAATTATGTATATGTGCTATCTTCTCTAGTTTCTTATTTAAATTTTCTTTACCTCTCTCTATATCTAGTATAGTTTCAGTTGATTTGAAATATAGTTCATTAACAATTGCTAAAACTGGTACCTCGAACAAAATAGTATGGAACCAAGGACCATGTATTCTAATTTCTAATTTGTTATTAGCTTCGTATACTTTTATAAATTTTTCGTTCAATGAGAAATTTCTTAGATAGTCAATGTAGTCTTGTTTTAGGAAAGATAGAGAGTTAAGATGTTGCAATTCATCTTCTGTAAATTTTAGTGAACATAAATGTTTTATTTCTTCGTTGATTCTATCTATCAAATAACATAAGTTAATATTTTTATTTCTCAGTACAAATTTATAACTTACGTCAACCCCGGGTTGTGAATGTAAAACTGCTAACATCATCGAGTATTTATACATGTCGTTATCTAGTAAACTATTTATAATCGGCATTCCAACTCCTTATTTTAATTCCAACTATCTTTACAAATATTATATAATTCATATAATTTTTCTTCTGATAAATCTGAAAAATCACTATTCCACGACCATTTTTCTACGAATCCACCACAATAAGAACCATGTTGTTTTACTAATGGATTTTCAAATACACTATAATATGGGTCACCTCCTCTTACTAAAGATTCTAATTCTTCTCGTCCTAAATCAATTATCACTATTAGCTTCTTTTTTATTTTAGTCGTCTGATTTACTTACCATAGATCTTACATCTTCTGTTATATGTTTTCCATACTTTTTTGCCAGTTCAACCATCGATAAAACTATGATAGAATCTAGTCTGATATTACCATTATTGTCACGTAAATTTTTTCTCCAGATGTCACCAGCTATGTTTTCTAGACTATCATTATTAAAATCAATCATTATGACCCCTTTAATTACATTATAATAATTTTTTAAAATAGATAAACATTTATTTCGAATCTAAAACAAACTCTGAAGCATCTTCAACAAAATCAACCATATTGTCTTTCATTCTTTCTATAGCATCATCTACACTATCTTCATTAATTCCACGACAAGCACCTAAATTTACTATGACATAGAACCCATATTGTACTAATTGTCTAACTGTTGTTAATACACAATAGTCTGTTGCTAATCCTCCAACTATTATTACTTCGACTCCCTTTAATCTGAGAAATTCCATTACTCCTGTTGATAGTTTCCAATCTAGATCATGATAACAAGCTCCATAAGGATGCATATCTTTTTCTATTCCTTTCCAAACAAAAAAATCATATTCTGTTGGATGTGGTAATTCATCTAATAGTTCACCACCATAAGTTCCAACTATACCATGCCTATTCCATCTCATATCTACGTTTGGTAAATCTACTTTAGAAAATTGAGGATGGTCTTTTGTAGCTTCCCAGTGAGCATTTAAAGGATGAGCGTCTTTACTACCTACTCTAAACTTAGCAAATTCAGCTTGTTTGTTTAATTCATCAACAATTTCATCTCCACCTACTACAGGTAATTCATTAGGACATAAAGGTGTAAAACATTTTTCTGCATCAACATCAAAAGATGCTGTCTTTTCTTTATTTATTTTTATCATTTTTAACCTCGTTTTTATTTCTCCTCTTCTACTAATGCATAATTTTCTTCAAATTCGTCTGGGTGGAGTATACCAATTCCGCTGGTTTCCTGAACTATCCAATCTCCTATACATACTCTTTGGCCAGCCTGAAGACACCAACCATGTTCACTAGCTTTCTTATTACAAAATGAACAAATTTCAGTTTCTTCATCATATGGGTCATATTCCGAGACTCTAGGATCCTCTGTTTGCTTATTGAATCCTAGCCATTGTACTGCATCTACTCTATCTTGTTTTTTAATATAAAGTGCCATTTAATTACTCCTTACTTATCATTTTTTAACTAACAGAGTTTAATTTGTTGTTATATCCTAAAATTAGCTTGGATAGAGCTTAGTTTATTATTGTAATGGAAACGGCGAGACGACTATTTCGGGCTCAATATACACAGGTCTCGATTTTTTTGTTTCAGGATCAATCATCATAAGCCAAGTTGCTGAAGATGATGTCGGCATATAAAGACCATTAGGATCAGCCTGAGGCAAAACAGCGTATTCACACGAACAATGTTTTACTAATTTCGAAGGATTTGTATATTGTGCCGAAAATGGTATTCCGAACCCAATACATTTTCCAATAAATATTAGTTTACCTTGATAATCAGATTTAATATAAGCATAGCAAATTAAATCTTCTTTATCACAAAGTTCATATATCATTTTCATAAGTTTTTTTTGTTGAAAATTTACTAAGTTTGGCATTCCAATTTCGCTATTAATTTCTGTTAAGATTTTATCGGTTGCTTTTGATTGTTCCTGTTCAGCATCTGATTGACCTTGACAACTCCCTGCAGTAAGTGCAAGAAACATTATCATACAAAATAGCAATACATAAATAATTCTTTTCATTTTAATATCCTCTTGTGTCTATTAAAAAGCTTTTTAATTTTCGGTTAGTTATTTTTGTTTCATCAAATTCCGCAAAGTTCATTTTAATCAATGACTCTATTACTTCCTTATCTTCGACATTATCGGCCTTTGTGTGTTCTTCATAGTATTTGGCTAAATCTTGAATTTTACCATGAGTATAAGATTTAGTGTTTTCAAATACTTCTCGTTCAATATTTGCCCGTTTTGGGGCAAAAAATCTTGTCCATCCTAAGTTTAAAAATTCTAGTCCAAATGCAACAATCAATATTATTACAAATATCAGAATTCCTTTTCGTACATAGTTCTTCATTTATCCTCCTATTTTCGCTCTATCCAAACGAAACTTTAAACAAATTTTTCTTCTACCTTTTAAGTTTAGTAACTAGATGTTTTCCTTCAATGATGTCTGCGAATTCCCAACCAACTTCCTTAACAGCTTTATCCATTGCTTTATAAGTTCTTGTAAACCCACTTTGCATAAATTCTTCGCGTAATATTGTTAATCTAGATATTAATCCATCGGCCCTTTTTCTTTCTACTTCAATCTTTACATACATATTTTCCCCTATTCATCCTCTTCTGTCTCGATCAAGAATTTTGAAGTTCTAACAAAGTTTTTATCATCTTTATCTGTGTAATGGAATTCATATTCACCTGTCCGGCAATCATTCTTATCATAGATACTACTTTTTCTGACGATAACAAGATCACCTTTTTTATGTTCGGGTGGTAAACCCTCTAGAGCTCTACCATAAGATCTTAGATCTTGTTTAATTATTCCGGTCCATTTTCTTTTCATAGTTTTTACTCACTATATTTTGATATTCCTAAAACTTTTACAGCTGAGTAACAAACAGTACCTTCGTGAGGCGGGTTAGTATGATAATCGTAGAGTCTAGACGTGTTTTGTAACTTATCATAATAAATATCTAAATATTCTTCTATATAGTTTGAGGTATATATTCTAGGTGTAATTTTGCGTCCAACAGACTCAATTTTAAAAATTGTAAGATTTCTTTGAGTATATGCTATAAACTTTATTGCATCTTTTCTTCGCTTGAAACACAATAGATAAGTACCATATTCCGCCTTTGTTATTTCGCCTTCAATATATTTACATATATATCTTCCACAGGCAAAGCAAGATTCATAACATTGGTCTTTTTCGCTCCATATAACTACTTTATAAGCAATCATAATTATCTCCTTTATATCAATTTATATAACTCTTTTTCTGTAATAATAGGAATATTCAATTCAGCAGCTTTTCTATATTTACTAGAGTTAGAATGTTCATTGCATACCAAATAATCAACTCTAGCTGATACACTACTTGCTGTACTTCCTCCTGAATTTTCAATATCTTCAACTATTAGTTTCCTACCTTTTGATAATTTTCCTGTAATTACGAATGTTTTACCAGAAATACTTCCAGTTTGTTTAGAAGGCATAATAATTTTTACACCTTTACAACCACTTAGTTTTATTAGATAGTTACTAATTCTAGGAATATTATGATGTATTATTTCTGTCAATACTTTTCCAACACCTTCTAATGAAATTATATCACCATAATTTAAATTCAGAGATATATCTCTGATGGTTGGGGCTATACTGACAATTAAATCTGATACTTTTCTTCCGATTCCAACTATTCCTATACTTCTAATAGCTTTTGCCAATGGTATTTGATTCTTATCTGCAATTCCCCTTAAGATTAATTCTATCTTTCTATCACCCATTCCGTCTAATCCTATTAACATATCTCTTTCTAAAGTATATAGATGAAACGGATGAGTAACAATATTATTATCATATAATAATTTTATTGTACTATCGCCTAGATTCTCTATCTCTAAAACATTACAGTAGTATATTAAACTTTTTAATTCTCTACCTTTACATAAAGTATTATTACACATTAAATCTACACCTTCTCTATATAAAATTACTCCACAAGAAGGACAAAATATAGAAGGTTTATAAGTTCCATTTGGTTTTGTGACTTTGATTAATTTAGGAATGATTTCACCAGATCTTAGAATTTCAATCTCTGCTCCAATATTTACATTGTGAGATTCTATTTGGGATATATTATGAAGTGTTACTCTTCTAATTGTTGCTCCTGATAAAAATGTAGGTTCTACAATTGCTACAAAACTAATCTTACCTGTTCTTGTAACTTCGGTTTCTATATCAAGAACTGTTGTAAGAGCTGTATCCGTTTCGAATTTAAAAGCTAATTTACCTTTAGGGTGATGAGAAGTAAATCCTCTCTTTATTTGATCTCTTATATTATTAATAGAAAAAACTAAACCATCTGTTAAGAATTTATAATCGTCTTTATTGTTTTTGTAATGTTCTATTAAAACTGATATTTGATTTGAAGGAGTAACTCTAGAATATAAAGGGACCTGAAATTTATAATGTTCTAAAGCATCATATTTATTGCTTTCATGAAGGAGATTACCCATCGGGCGGTCATATATAACATCATAGGCCACAAACGATAGATACTTTGATAGATCCAAATGATGTTTTTTCTTAGGATTCAATAGTCCTGCTACAATATTTCTAATTGAAGTTATTTCTCCTAGACCTCTTTTACCATATTCTTCAGATAATGCATCAAAATCAGATCTGGATATTACAACTTCACCTCTTATTTCTACTTCGCCCAGACTATCTATAGTTTCTGGAATATCTATATATCTAAACTGATTAGTTATATTTTTTCCATAGACACCGTCACCTCTACTTTTAGCTAAAATAAATTTACCATCTACATATATTAAACTACCGGCAACTCCGTCCATCTTCGCCGGGACGAATAATTCGTCATCTTTAGCCCATTTTTCCATTTCTTCTACAGTTCTAACATCTCTTAAAGATAGCATAGGTATGTTATGTTTTATAAGATATGGATCTTTAACTTCTTTATCTGATTCAGTCCCAACTAAATTAAGAACAGGACTATCAGGGATTGTTTGTTTAACATGTTTTTCTAAAATATCATATTCTGGATCTGAGACTTCGGGCGTTCCATTATAATATAGCTTCTTGTGTCTTAAAATTTCTAATTCTTCGAACGCTAATTTCGACTTATCAATCATATCATCTCCTTTTTATCTACTCACACTATAACACTATTCCAAAATTATAAAACAATTATTCTAGAAAATTTTCTATTCTATTATTTTCTAGCCATAGTGATAGTTTATTCACAACTTTTGCAACATATAGCTTACTTTTTCTAATGTCAGGATCTACGAAGTCTAAATTTAAATGTTTACATTCTTTATACTTGGGGTGTGTACTAATTCTAACTATGAATTCTCTGCTACCGTAATGATATTCTAGATATCTTGAGGTTTGATTCCTAGAAGGACTATGTATCGGTATTATATTTAACTCAAAAAATACACTAGATGCAATTTTATCTGTAACTGTTTGAATATCTTTTCTACTTAACATTGTAGTACCCCTAGGGGTATCATAACATTATTCCAAAATTACAAAACACTTATTTGTTGTTTCATCATTTCCTTTATAGTATCTATGTAATTGAATCCTAGATATTTCTCTGGGTATATAATACTTAATTGTTCTAAACCGATCTCATCCAATTGTTCTCTGATTTCGTATATAAACTTGGCAAAATATTTCATTCGCATCTCTATGTCATCTATATACAATAGACTTGATAATAGCATCTTATTTCTAGGTTTTGCGGAAGCTAACATATTAACTCCTATTTTTATAGTTATTTTTTTAAATTTTTATATAGTTATTTGTAGACTGTATTGATTATCTATAGAAATATACTCTCTCTTTACGGAGAGTATATACTACTAGCCTTTTTCTCTATAGTTAAATAATTTGGAATCAAATTCTTTGATTATAACTATCTAGTTATTTTTAATATCACACTTTTTTTTCACTGAAAGTGATAAGGAGTAAATATGTTTGAAAAAAGTATAGAAGAGAGTAATAGCAGTAACAAGAATTTTATGTGGTTACTGTTACTTTCCGCAGTATCGATGCTAGGACTATCCATGTGATTCTCTATACTCGGAATGTCGTCATTATTTTCTGGACGTAGTTTCTTCACGGGTATGTTAGCTGGGTCCCTAGAGTTCTCTAAGATAATAATGACCTCTCATCTAACAAGAAATTGAAAGATAATAAGACCATACAGTAGAGCATTGTTTATAATTTTTATAACCATGTTAGTGATATTTTCGTCTATAGGTATATATAGCTACCTCGCGGATTCATATCAAATGACCACCTTTAAAATCAAATCTGTAGATCTAGAGTTATCCACATACTCCCTAGAAGAGTCTATGATGATCGAAGAGAAAGAAGATTTACAGTCCAGCAATAAAAATATAGACAGTCAGATCAACAATATCAAAGAGACAAACTTTGATTTAATAAACCATAGACTAAAGTTACAAGAGTCAATGAACGCTGACACAACTAGAACAGTAAATTGGTATGCTAGTATTGCTAGATGCAACAAAGATATAAATGATAATACTGAAGAGCTTGGAGGGCTCAGAAATAGGAAGAAAAGTAACATACTCAGAATATCAGAGATCAATTCCAGCATAAGAGATATATGGAAAAGTAGTAATTCAGTAGAGACTTCAGAGGATAATAGTAATGCAGGACCACTTAGAGTCTTAGCCAGTATGTTCAATGTTGGTATGGGAGTAATAGTTAGATGAATACTAATATTGATTGTGTTGATATTTGACCCAATAGGTATCAAGATGATAGTTTCTTTCAACGAATTACAAAGAAAAAGGTTTACAAAAAATGAAAAAGTGTTAGAAAGTAGTAGTAGCGAAGAAATAAAACACAATGATGAACAACAAGGAACTCAAGAAGTAAAGGTCGTAGAACCTAATGTTGAAAGATCAGTAGTTGAAGAAGTCAATGTAGATACACCGGATGCGGATGATAGCAAAGTCGGAGAATCTAACATATACGATGAGGTAATAACAGATGGCGTAAAGGATCCAGCTGAGGACAAACCAGTAGACCACGTTGTAGAAAAATTGTTAGAAGAACTACCAGATATTAAAGATAGGGGTAGTAAGTTAGATGTATTCGTGAGTCCAGACGGTGGTACCCGTCTGAATGTTTAGATAAAAAAATATATATATTTTATGGAAAACAATTATAGTACATATAGTAGAGGTTTGAATGAAAGTAGAAACGAAATTATGGTCAGTCGGTAACGGCAACTGAGTAATTCACGTACGGGTTGGTTTGCAGAAGAGATTTGAGCGTCGTTTCAGTGGTATTTCAGAGTCGGCCGAATATTACGATAAAGCAAAATTAGTAGCGATAGACTATATATTCAATAGAGATAAATATAGGGCTGACATAAGAAAATGAGCAAGTAGCAACAAGTAAAATACAAAAAAAAAAGAGGTTATATGAAAGTATCCAAAAGTTACAAGGGTTCCAAAGGATTAGTAGAACTAAAATGTACTAATTGTGGTTGCCGATTATACGCCGACAGAGGAGTGGCTAAAGTATTATGCGGGGATTGTGTTGTCGCCGAAAATCTAAGTCTATACCCTAGTTGGGTGAAACAGAAAGTCAAGAGAGAAGACGGACCGAAGAAACCTAGAGGTTGGCATTGGTTGAAACTGTACGTAGACCCGAACGGAAATGTATTTAGAAAGGGTCAAGAGTGTCCAGACGAAAAAGGGAAGTTCGAACCAACTATAGTTGAATTTGAAGACCCGATAGAGAGAAAGCAGAAAAAACGGCTTAAAAAAGAAGAACAAAGACAATTACTAAACCAATTACTTACTCAAGCACAAAGCATCAAGAGGAAGATAATAAAGGCTGGCGTTACGAGAGAAAAGGCTACTGATAAGAGAGACAAGAGTAGACAATCGAGAATTATAAAATTACTAGAAAAAGAACACAAAAAAGTTAAGAAACAATTAAAAAAATATTTATAAGGATAAATATGGGATATGGGATGTTAACAAAAGAAACAGCAGCTAGGATCGAAAAGTCGTTTAAAGAATTGATAGGATATACCGACAAGTATATAGTAAGTGATAGAAAAGATAGTTTGGTCTCATTATTCAAAATTTTTAAGAGAAGAATGTTATCAGAACCAGCATCTGGCAGATCTAAATATCACTCAGCTTTCGTAGGAGGTTGGTTGTATCATACAACTAAAGTTATTGACCTATCATTACAAATACTAACTGTATGGGAAGACAACGGTGCAGATATAAACTTTACAACCGAAGAGTTGGTGATGGCCGGTATAGCCCATGATTTCGGAAAGCTTGGCGACGAGGGAGAATCGTACTATATTCGCCAGGAGTCAGATTGGCATCGAAAGCGAGGCATGTTATATGATTTCAACCCTAACATAAATTATATGACAATACCAGAGAGATCTTTATTCATATTTCAACAACATGACATTAAACTAACCGTTAACGAAACATTGGGAATACGGTTAGCGGCCGGTCTATACGATGAAGCCAACAAAAGCTATTTTATCAATTATAAGGATGGCAGCGAATTGAAAACTAATTTACCACACATATTGCATCAAGCAGATTTGATGGCTGCTACAATAGAAAACGAAGAGGCGAGAATAAAATAAATTCACTTTGGAGGGATTACGATGGAATTATTGATAGTAGCAGTTATACTATTGACAGTAATACTAGTTGCTAGCTTGTATGCAAATATAAGAATGTATAGGAAGGAGATAGTATATGAAAGTAGGTTAACTTCCATATATGACGACGTGACGCATCTAATAGCAACCATAAATAACATAGACAATATGAAGATATTCGAGGATGACGATGACGTGGGGGCTGTTTTTGCTAAATTAAAGGAACTCGTAAATACTTTAGGAAAGTATTTAATTATCGAAGACGAAGAAGACAAAGAAGTCTAATTATGGATAAAGATACTAGTAAATATTATTTTCACAACGGTACTGAGTCTGCTATAATACTATACATAGAAAGGATAACACCGTGTTGTTCAACTAGTTATACTAGACATGAAGGGGTCTGTGCTAAGACAAATAGAAAGCTGAAGTGATTGACATGCGATGGCTGTAATAAAACTATAGAAGAGACCGATCTAGAGTATAGACGGAGTAACGAAGAGAGAGATAAGATATATAGGGATGAAATAGAGTTTCCGTTTTTGAAACTCGCCGAAAATATTATACATACATTCAACTTTTACAATTCCGACTTATCGCCAGAAGAACTCAAGAGAGATGTAGTGTCCTTCCTAGTAATGAAAATGAACAAATTCGATCATACTAAAGGATTCAAGGCCTATTCATATTTTGGAAAGATAACAAAAAATTATCTCATGCACAATAGCATAAAGAAGACAAAGATGAATAAGATGAATGTATCTATAGATACTCTGAGGAGCAATACTCGCGACAAGATACTATATCAAATATCCCAAAGGATAAATAAAAATTATAATACAGAGAGTCAGAAGATATCAACGGATATACTACTAAATACAGCGAAGTACTTAGAGGACAACATAGATAAGCATTTTAAGAAAGAAGCAGACAGGCGGATCGTTTGAGGTGTAATACAATTGATACATAAACACCGGGAACTAGTAGAAAATTATAACAAAAAGGCGTTATACATATTGTTAAAAGAATATTCATCGGAAAACACTATTCGAGTTTCGAGGGTTCTGAAGAAGGTCAGGACGTTCTACAACAAAATAAAGAAAGAAAAATACAACAACATATAAGTAGTCAGCATAAGAACATAGCAAAAAAGCGAATAACTATTGTGGTTGCTCGCTTTTTTTGTTGGATAATTATTTTTTTAAATAAAGTGAACAAATTTTTAAATACGTCTATATTTATATACGAGGAAATTTATAAATTTTTGGGCGGTAATTATGTCAATAGAGTACGATAGTATAGAAATTTTTAAAGATAAAAAATTATCCGATCTATTCGGTGATATCTACAATAATTCGACTGATAGGAAGACTAGGATAACCGAACTGATAGATCAGATAAAAATTTTTATAGTTGATATGGATTCGGCCTTAGTAATAGTCCCTATGTTAAAAGACTACCTAGACGCTGGTATAAAAAATGATGATTTATTAAACAAGTTAGGTGCCATAGTGGCGAGGTTATTGGGTAACGACGACAAAGGCAAAAGTGGTGGCCTACTGTCAGAGGCCGACAAAGAGGAGCTGGAACGAATAGAGATGGAACAGGCAAAAGTAGAAGAAAAGACCAATAGTACTGATAAAAAAGTAGAAGAAAACTTAGTGTGGAACGATACTGACGAAACTGAATGAAAGGATAAAGATAATGCCGAGAGTGAGAACAGCTAAACATAACTACAAGCCGTTAAAGAATGTCGGTATAAATATAACATCTGATGAAAGTCTAGCGGTTAAATTAAGTGAGTCAGAGAGTGATACTCAGTTTGAATATGAACCAGCAGAGGTAGTAGATGTAATACTCGATGAGACTCATGTTGATTATGTGACGCCAGATGATATAGGAAAAGCTAGAGTAAGATTGTTGTATTCGGAAAAAGACTTAGCTTATTTACCGAGTGAGTGATCTACATCGCTACAACTGGCGAAACCCTCAAACCCAGATATAAAAGTATATCCACTAAAGCATGAGATTGTATTGTGCAAGTATGATATATCTAACCCACCCGGTGGAACTATTGAAGGAGCTGGGACTGAAATGATACCTCAGATTCTATACTATTCCGAAATATTAAATATGTCGAATTCAGTGAATCAAAACGCGGTAACAGACGTTTCTTTATCTTATGATTTTAAAAAGACTGGTAGAGGTTATGTAACTCCTACTGAAGATAAATTATATGGTGATACCTTTATTCCAAGTAATAAGATTAAACCTCTATCTCATCTAGAGGGCGATAAGATATTTGAGGGTCGTTCAGGAAACTCGATAAGATTAGGATCGGAAAAAGGGACTGGTGAGAATCCTCTAGTAACAATTCGAAATAAGCAATCTGATATAATTGATGAAAATGATATCAGAATAAAAGAAGATATTAATGAAGACGGATCCTCTGTATGAATGTCATCAAACATGATAGTAGACATAGATCTCAGTTCGAAGAAGTGGAATCAATTTACTGAATTCCCAATTCTAAACGGAAATCAATTAATTTTTAATTCAGACAGAATGATATTCAATTCAAAGATGGATAATTTAATCTTTTCAGCAAACACTTCTATTGGAATCTCAGCTAATGAAGAGATAGGTATAAATTGTAAAAACTTGACAATTGATAGTGAAAATACATTTATAGGTAAATACAAAAAATGTGAACCAATTGTATTAGGAAATCAATTAATTTCTTTCTTATATGAATTATTAGGATCTATTATGACTCTTACAGTAACTAACTCTGCAGGAGTATCAACGCCCCCAATAAATGCTAGTAATTTTTCAAAATTAATAGATAAATTAAATACTATAGTTAGTAAAAAGGTGTTTGTAGAATAATGGCAATAAATTGAACAGAATTCGAAAACAACTTAGTTGACAAGTTTAAAAACAGTAAGACTGAAGATTCAGAGGAGTTCAGCAATATAATTGTTAACGAATACCACAAAGTAGCGTCTAGGGCAGCTAATATGTATGGAGCAAAACCAATGATAGTTAATAAGAGTGCATTGAAAAGTAGATTAGTAAACGGGCTTAAAATAGCTCTTAATCTATTGACTCTCCCTATGTTGCGATTACCTATACCAAATATGCCTATTTTCTTACCTTCAATACCAGGATTCAGTTTGCCGCCTATTCCAATATTACCAAGGATATCAATACCTAGTTTTAATATATCGATTTCGAGTATACCAATACCAACTTTACCTAGTTTACCGAGTATACCCGGGGTAAAGATTCCAGATTTACCAAAACTACCGTCGATACCCATACCGTCTTGATCACCAAACATAGAGATACCGAAGATTCCGAGTTTATCATTACCAAGCTTACCGAGTCTACCAAATATAAGCTTACCAGATCTACCAAACTTGCCACCGATAAATATACCGAGTTTATCTATAGCAGATTATAAAGCTAAGATGGCCTTTTCACTAGCTTTATCGATGGGTCTATCTCAATATTGAACTGGAGCTAAAATGATGTTGGTCATTCCACCCGGAGCTGTTTCCCCGTTAGATAATGTAGTTGTAGGACAAAGTTTTCCAGGTCTTACAATAGCTACCGACCCAAACGATGTCAATGAGTTACCAAGAAAAATAGCAAATACTGCTAGGTTACATTTACAAACAATGTCTGGTATTACAACAGGAATTACAGCCTCTGGAGCAACAATTTCAGTACCATGACAAGGATTAAATTAATATAATATATAGGAGTTAGTATGAAGAGAAGTGAAATAGTTGAAATAATTGGAAGCATTATTAAAGAAGATTTAGAAGAATTTGTCAAACCGATTATGCAAAAAGTAGTTATAGAAGAACTGGCATTAGTGCTAATGCCAGCAATAAACAAGTCATTGAAAGAATCCTTAGGTGAAAGAAATATTGTAAGAGAGAGTTCATTACCAGTAAGTGACTATAGAAAGAATCTCATGAAAACGCTCGGGTTGACACATGATGCACCGAGGTTAATAAACAATCAGATACCTACACAGCAACCTAGTAAACGAGGCGGCGGCTTACAAGGAATACTGGCAGAGACACTCAGCGATCTACAACCCGGGGACTTAGATAATTTCGGTAAAGAGGATAGTTATAGTGACGGGTATGATATAGGAGATATGGCACCGATAGGTATGGATGCATCTCAACAATTTATTAATACCGACCAGACGCCGATGAATGCCAGAGACCCAATAAGTAAATTAGATGAATCGTTCAGCAAGAATTATTCGTCTTTCTTAAAAGAGATGGATGAACACTCATCAGCGATTCGCGGCGGTGTATCAGCAAAAATAGAAGCTCAGCAGGATGTAATTAGAAGCAGAATAAACGAGAAACCGGTCGATGTCAAGTAAGATAGTTAATGAACCAATAGATAAACTTCTAGGTTTATTATTTCCGATGACGAATAGTCAGTTCGGGTATTTTAATCCTTCTCTGTTAACGAAAGATCAAGTGTCGGCAAATATTAAAAATCTGATATTGACAAGGAAAGGCGAGAGAGTAATGAGACCTGGTCTAGGAACCGATCTATATGATCTTGTATTTGAAAAGCTTACCGGACCTGATATTGAGGAACGAGTAAATATATATATTAGAGACGAGATAAAAAAATGGTTGCCTTATGTGGCAATAATAGAAATAAGTGTTAGGTCGGTCGGAACTAATTCAGCAGCAATCAAATTAAAATATAAAATATATGATCAGATATATGAAGAACTAGAATTTTCACTTATAGGTGAAGAGTCTATTGCACGGGGGGTATAAATGTGAGTAATGGAAAATCTGTAAAATACTTAGGAAAAGATTTTAACTCCCTAGGAGCTGGTTTAATAAATTTCGCCAAGTCATACTATCCAAATACTTATGCGGATTTTAATCCAGTTTCTCCCGGGATGATGTTTATAGATATGGCATCTTATGTCGGTGACGTATTAAATTATTATCTAGACACTTCAGTCGAAAACTTGTTACTATTAAAAACAGAAAGTAAAAAGATGGCATTGTTACAAGCACAGGCGTTAGGATACAAACCTAAATTAACGAGGCCATCATCGACAATACTAGATATATTTATAGTAGTACCATCAAAACTCGATAGCAGTGAATGAGTACCAGATTATAATTATGCACTAACAGTAAAGGCTGGACTGGAAATAGAAAGTATAGAAGTACCGGGCGTTATATTTAGGACTACAGAAGATGCCGTCTTCAGAGGTAACACAGATGTAACAGTAACTATATATGATAAACAAGCTGGTAATGATAAACCAGATCATTTTTTACTAAAGGTAACTGTTAATGCTTATTCTGGAACCACTAAATCCCAAGTAATTTCTGCACCAGCTATACCAGAAAGATTTTGAAAATTTCAGTTACCGGATGATAATGTAATTGAAATAATAGATATCATAGACTCCGCTGGAAACAATTGATACGAAGTACCTTATTTAGCTCAAGACACTATATTCTATGATACAGTAAACGCAGATACAAGTACTAAAGAAATATCTCCGTTTCTACTGAAATTGAGAAGAGTACCGAAGAGATTTATAACTAGAGTAAACAAAAATGATAAGATGGAAATACAATTTGGATCCGGTGTGTCATCAAGTCCGGACGAATACATTATCCCGAATCCAACTAATGTCGGTTCCTATCTACCTGGTCTATCAACATTGAATAACTCATTGGATCCATCTAACTTTATATATACTAAAACATACGGTGAGGCACCTTATGATACAAGTCTAACAGTTAGATATTCGGTAGGTGGCGGTATAACATCAAACACTAGAAAGGACGCATTAACGAAAGTTAGGACTGTTTTATGAGAAAGTACAACTGACAATCTTTTACTAAGTTCTACTTATATTAATAATGTTAAAGCCTCGCTAGGAGTAACTAATCCAGAAGCAGCAAGAGGTGGAGGTGGTAAAGAAACTATAGATGAAGTTATACAGAATTCTTTAGCTAATTTTTCTACTCAGAATAGATCGGTCACAAGAGAAGATTATTTGATCCGTTTGTATGCAATGCCTTCGAAATACGGTAGAATAGCCAAAGGTTACATAACTCAAGATTCAAGAGTCAACCCTAGTAATTATGGTAATCCATTAGCTTTGAACCTATATCTGTTAGGATTTAATAGTTCGAATAATTTAGTAGAATTGAACAATATAGTGAAAGAAAATGTAAAGGTTTATTTAAATGAGTTTAGAATGTTAACTGATGCTGTAAATATCAGAGATGCTCACATAATAAACATAGGATTATTAGTAGATATAATTGTGTTTCAAACATACAACAAAAATGAAGTAATATTAAGGTGTATAGACACATTGAGGAAATATTTTAAAATAACAGAATGACAGATAAATCAACCGATAATATTAGCGGATATCATTAATAATTTACTAAAAGTTGAAGGTGTACAAAACGTAAATAATATTACGGTAGAAAACAAATGAAACGAAACTAGTGGATATTCTGGAAATTATTATGATATTGCCACAGCTAATAGAGATGGCATAATATATCCAGCTCAAGATCCATCAATATTCGAAATAAAATATCTTAATACTGACATAAAAGTCAAAGCTAAATAGGAGAATTAAAAAATGAAAAAATCAGAATTGAAACAAATAATTAAAGAAGAGTTGAAAAAAATACTCGAAGAAGATGTTAATAGACAAAAGACTAGAAAAGTTATGTTCTTGATGAAACAGAGTAGAGTACCTGCAAATAGAGCTTCCTTAAATTTTATTACAAATTTTGCAGAAGATAAAGGTATAGATTTAAATAGTAACGAGATAGTACATATTTCAGATAACTATTTTAAAACCGTAGCACTAGGATAAATTATAGGAGATAAAAGATGAAAAAATCAGAATTATTAAAATTAATTAAAGAAGAAGTAAAAAGCATTAATGAAAGTAAAGTAATAGATGTAGCACCAGCTTATAAAGACTTGAAAAAATCATATAAAGACTTTCAAAAATCAATGAAGGTGTATGTAGTCTCAATAAAACAAAATGGATTTATCACAGAAGGAAATATTATATGAAATGCTTATAAATCAGCTGTGGTAGATCTTATGAAATTAATATCACACGATTATATTAAAAAAGATTAAATATAATAAAAAATAATTGCTCGAAAAGAGTATTAAGGAGATAAAAGATGAAGAAACATGAAGTAAGAAAATTAGTTAGAAGCATTATCAAAGAAGCATTAAAGGATGGAACTGGTCCAGAAGGATTAGGTCCTGCAACAGGAAGAGGTTTAGGCGATTGTGATGTCGAAGAATCTATAATGGAACAAGGAAGTATGCCAATAGAGGGATACGAATTTGCAGATGGGATGAACAAAGCAATCAAAGGTAAACTAGACACTAAGAAGTGTCAAGAGATGCAAAGTTTACTATGGAAATCAACAACAGACTCTTTAGGCGATGATGACAAAGAAACACTTAGGAGTTACTGGTTAACCATATTTGATGATGAAGTAGAAGCCAAATTCATCGGTAAACCATGATATCCATTTGATGAAAACGAAATTACAGATGCAAATGCACCGGAAGATGTAGAAGCTGCACCAGATGTAGAAACTAATGTTGAAACTGATACCGAAATTGATGTTTCAATACCACCAGAAGAAGAAATCGAAGATGCAGAAGAAGTTGAAGATGAAGACGACGAGGAAATAACATAGAACGGTATCCGGCGACCGATGATTAAATTCAAAGATTTGCTCAATGAAGAGCTAATTGGACAATATGGACCAGATACTTATAATATTAATATCTATAAGAACCCTAAAAGTATCAATAAATTTGACATCGATATAAGGGGTATTATTGACAGATATGGAAACTTATATGTTGAGGAAGAAGCAGCTCTTATACATTCTGATATATTCGAGTGATTAAGAAGCCATGGGTTCTTTGGAATGAGTTCAATATTTGCAGATAGTGTTGACAAAGTTAATATCGTATGTGTCCAGAGATGTGGTCCAACCGATACATTCTATCTAGGCGAAACATATCTTAGAGAAGAATTAGAAGAAAAGGATTTCATACTGAAGATCAAAAAAATACTAGCAAAAGCTACGCGAATAAACCCGAAGTATGATTTTGTTCCGACTCGTCTGTAAGGATAGATTGATATAAATTAGAAAAAAAAGAGAGAAGATAGGAGAAATTAAATGATCTATGCTATTACTTCATCTAAAGATACAACTTTATATGAATCAGAACCTACTCAAAACACAGGATTAGATGGAATTTTACAAATATCCAAAGAGTACGACTTAGACGAGCCAACTGAATTTAATAATTCTAGATTTTTAATACAATTTAATCTAACAGGAATATCAGCTTCTATTTCTGCTGGAACCATAACAAGTCCCAGCTTTTATATGAAATTATACGAGACTGAACGTCAGAATGTTCCACTTTCATATACTATCTATGCTCATCCTGTTTCAGAAAGTTGAGAGATGGGATATGGAAAATTATCAGATTTTCCGATAACAACAGTAGGATCTAGTTGAACCTGGAAAGATTATTATCCTTCAGGAAGTAATTGAGCACTCTCTGGAAGTTCATATATAAGTAATACTTCAATGTCTACAGACTTTGCGTACGAAAGTAAAGATATTTATATTGATGCAACAACTATTGTAAATCAATGATTGAGTGCTTCTATTTCTAATTATGGTTTTGTATTTAAAAGATCAGACACAGATGAAAGTAGTTCTGCTTGATTCGGAACTTTAAACTTTTATGGCAAAGAAACACATACAATATATGAACCGAGATTATACGTAAAATGGGATGATTCATCGTGATCGATAAAACCTTCTTATTATGTTAGCCATTCATTAGCTTATAAAGAATCTACATATTTACCATCTGCATCTCTTTCATCCTCACCAACATATGATTTTTATAGTGGATCTATGGTTTATGAATATTATTCAGCAATGGCGCCACTAACAGCCGAAAATATTGATGTATTTTCGTATAGGTTGGGGACATCCTATAAAAGAGATTCAAAGATTTTATTCAGAGTACAAGGTAGAGAAAAATATATACAAAAAACATTTAATAGAAGATTTCATAGTTCTAGTGTTCAGTATTTACCATCCTCTTCATATTATTCAATTTTAGATGCACATACAAACGAAACGATAATACCATTTGATGATGATTATACAAAATTATCATTAGATTATACTGGTAATTATTTTAAGTTGTGGATGGATCAATTTAACACAGACAGATATTATAAATTTGCTTATAAGATAGTAAGCGGAAGTGAAACAAAATTCTTTGATAATAATTTTATATTTAAAGTAGAGAAATAATGCCAGAAACAGATTCAAAAAAATTAACTAGTATTCTATATACTACAGAAAGTTTTAATAGAGTCATAGACACTGATATTAACGAATTGTATTCTCAACAGATCTATACTGTAGCAAATAACGATGATCTATTCAGTGTGTATAACTTAATGAAAAGTGGTATACCAGAAACTGGATCGAACTCAATACAAATTTTTGCTACTGATATTGAAAACGAGTATTCTAGTTCAGTAATATTATATTCACCTCAAAGTGCTACTTGAAAAAATATAGAATTTACCTATAATAATTATAACATAATATTAGCAGATAGCGCTTCACTGGTATTAACAAATAAATCTATAATGGCTAATAGTAATTATTGAGAGAATTTATATACTCAATCACAAATTATTCAAGTGAGAGCGCTGTATGATAGTGCTTCACTAGTAATTGAAAGTGCTTCACTAGTAATTGAAAGAGACACATGGAGAGAACAATACGAGTCTATGTCAATTGATTATAACAATCTTTTGACGAACTATAATATAATATTGATTGAAAGTGCTTCACTAGT